TGGCACTTCTACAACATACCCTACACCACCATCAAAATACTCAATCATTGATGCCCAAGCTCCATGACTAATGATGGTTCCATAGATGCCTTCATCAGGAATATAAACATATGTTACTGTTCCTTCACTTAGATCTTCTTCTTCTGAGTTGCTCATCAGTGTATTTCATCCCCTCTAGCTCGCATGGTACTCCGAATGATTGAATAAGCTGTCTAACTAAAAGCAGATAGTTCATGATTGCCATTCTATCTGATTCATTATACTCCATGATATTACTTTCATATACAGTCAAAGCAAGATAGTTAGGTCTATCCCTAATATCTAGAAGCAAATTTCTTACGGGAGGTTTAATCTCTCGTATTTTTTTTGCCATTTCTCTTGTATAATTAATTTTTGCCATGAAGCTTTTTTAGTTTTCTCCATACTTCTGGTGTTTTGTGCTCGTTGTATTGTTTATCTGGTCTGCCAAGATCCATGTAAACTCCACCCCAAACACCCTTCTCTTTATTCTTTACCCCTTCATAATGACAAATTTTAATAACAGGGCAGCTGATACATATTTGATCAACTTGCTTTGCTACTTCTTTATCTGTCTCATAAAGATCGTAAAACCAATCGTATTCGCTGCTTGTAGTCATGCCGTTACATGATGCAAGATGATACCATTCTGCATCCTTGTCATCAATGCCTAAGAAATTAAATAAATTTTCCATAAACTTCTGGGATAACCCATTCTCCGTTCTCAGTCATAGGATTACGGAATGCTTCTCCCCATTGATTATTTTTAAATAAACCATTGTTTTGCATGTATCCCTTAGGGCTTGGAAACCATCTCATGATGGTGTAGCCATCCCAATAAAATCCATTGTACTTATTTTTTGCAACAAAATCATGAGCTTCCTCATAATTAAATTTAACTACTTCAGTAATTTCAGACATTATTTTCCGTTCCAAATAGGTTTCTCCAACTAATAAAATGATACTTGTCTCCAAGATTATCAGTTATTTCAGTTGCTTGCATTCCGTTGTAAATGATTATATCCCCAACACTTAATGGTAGTGGATGCACTACTCCATTTTGATCACGCTCTCCTGGACCAATCTTAATAATTTTACCTTTTGATAGTTGTGATTCTTTTGCAGAAGCAGTAATAATAAGACCAGATGCTGTCTGCGTATCTTGTTCTGCAATTTCCTTGATTAAGACAAGACCACCTAGTGGCTCAATATTAGTCATTATTTTCCTTTTATAGTAGTTATATTATATTGTATCAGCGTTATTATTATCTGTCAAGCTTATTCTTTAAAATATCTATATGGGATTCCATATGTTTTAAGTAGGCTAATAGCCTGCTTGTTTCTGGAAGATTCCCCAAAAACTAATGCGATGGTTGGCTCTGATTCAATCATGGTTACATCAGAAAATGAAGATTTATCTCTAACTAATTCTTCTTTAATCTTGTAACCCTTTTGCTTCAGAAGCTTTTCTACCTTACCGATATACTCTGTAATCATGTTTTCTGCACCTTGATTTCCTTTATGGACAAATACAAATTCTTTATCATCTGGATAATGATGTTTGTTATCTTCCAAAAGGAGAGTGACTTGACGAACTAAATCGTTATAATCAGTCCACTCTTTACTACCAAAAACTAATGCTCTCATGATTTCCTTTCTAAAACACATAAGAACGGTTTCCCGTCCTTATGTGTATATATACGTATATATAATTAATTACTTACGTGGTGAAAATGCTCCACCCCAAAGAGACTTCTTAAGCTGTGGTTCTGTTGCAACTGGTGCATCAGCAGCCTTCTCTACAGGTTGATCATTATCGTTTTCTTCTGTAACTTCATCTGCTCCCGCAGCCTTGTTTACATTTGAAGAATCTCCCCAGCACTCGTGTACCATATCGGCACCGCAGTCTGGGCAAGTTGTTGACTTTGTAATCTTTGTTGGTTGGTTCATCTCATCTGAACGAGATGGTGCAACCGCAGATGTTGCATCGCTAGGAATTGTTGCTTGGTTTGGTACAACTCCTGGATTATTAGGTGCATCTGAAACTGAAACATCACCCTCTGGGCGTGTCTCTTGGTTTACAAGATTACCCGATGCAGTTGGAAAATCTTTCTGAACAGCAATATTTCCCTTTGGATCTGGCTCTGTTGTTTGATCTGACATTGTGTTTCCTCCAATCGTGTAGTCGTTAGGTTGTCCTGCAATTACATTTGTATTTGCAGTTTGTCTTACATAGTTCTCAACGCTTCTTTCGTCACGTTCCTGATCTACTGACGAAGAAGTTCCAATTGCTTTAGAAAAAGCATCTTTAACGTCTTCGAAAAATTTTTCCACGCTATTCATTATGCGTGAGATCCTGCTTCAGTTGTTGCAATTGGTCCACCTGCATACTGAGGAGTTGTCATTGAAACATCTTTTCCTGTAAAAGCACCTTGTGTAGTAGCTTTTCCTGGGTTGTTAACACCCAAATCTTTTACTGATGGTGACGTTGAGTCACCGTTAGGTCCTGCCTGCTCTGTTACTGGAGTAGCGGATGCTGGTTGCTGTGTTCCGCCATCTTTACCTTGCTGATTATTGTCCATATTTAAATCACCACCTTTACGTTTATTATACCTTATTAATGCCAAAATTAGAAGTTAGTTTTCTGGAAAATCCATCCCCATTTGCTTAAGAATAGCTTCTCCTTCTTCTGTTAGGCTAATAGTTGCCTCTAAGTTCTCATCATACTCAACATTTGCCAAGCCAGCCTCGAATAGCTCAATTAGAGTATTATCAACATCTGCCATTACTTGCTCCCAAAGTTCTGGCATAACTTCGGCTAAGATATCCATATTAAACCTGAACATTCTTTCACCGTACTCATCCATGCCATCCCATTCGGCAGCACCACGATCAACTAAATACTGAATCACAAACTCTGTTTCTTCATCAGTCATGCCATCAAAAAATTCATCAAAGTCTGGCTCATCCATATATTAATTATACCCTACTTCAAAGCTGCTGTCAGATTTAAAGTTGGCACGTTCTTGGCATAGGTAGCATTTGAGACACTTGCTGTGCTTTTAATCAAAGAATAAATCTGCTGATAATTAAGGTTAGGCTTTGCTTGCTTAATGGCTACCCAAGATGCTGCTGAAATTTGTGTAGCAATAGAAGTTCCAATAGATACTACTGGCTTATTACCAACTGAATTTACAGTCAATGTTCCTAAGGCATCCCAACCAATGTTAGGGCTGTAGTTACTCCAATAAGCAGGAACATTATTCATTTCCCCGCCCACTGAGATAATCCCAGTGTTGCATGCTGGGAAATCAATACTTGATTCATTACCCTCGTTGCCTGCACCAGCAAATACTGGAATATTTAATGATGTTAGTTTTGCAGTAGATGCTGCAATTGCTGAATTAATTGGGCATGCACCAGTTACTGGTCTTGCAAAACTCATAGCAACTGCCTGAATATTATAAGTTGATGCGTTAGCTGCAATCCAATTCAAGATAATTGGCAAATCAGTATCAAATGGTGCAACCATTAAAGATGGTTTTGTTTCAATTGAAAACGCACGAATGTATACAAAATTAATATTTGGGTTTGTTGCAATTTCTCCAGCCATCATTTCGCTTCCATGACCTGTGCCTACTACAGCAAGTTGTGATGGAGTTAACGCTGCAGATCCTGCACCCGTCATTGTTTTTTGACCATTAGGACACGATGCAAAAAATGTTGTATAGCACTGTTCTGCCACAATTTTATTGGCAAACTGTGTAATTGATGGGTCATATCCAGTATCAATGATTGCTACAGTAGGGATACTTGATGCAGAAGCCTTTGAAATCCCCAAAAATGCCAAATAGCCGATTATTGCAATGATTCCAATCAACGATACAATCTTCTTTGCCTTCATTTTATTCCTTTGTTAGTAGTATAATTGTATTATACAGTAATGGAGTAATACATGTCAATTCTTTCTAGTCATATGGATATAAAGCTTAATGATAAATTTGAAAAACTTCATGATGAAGCGTTTGTTTATCATAACTTTTTATCCCCCGAAGAAATATCAAGTATAAGACTAGAGATTGATTCTATCATGAATTCTGCAGTAGATCAACATCAGATATACCCCGAATCAATAAAAAAATATGACGAAAGATTACGCTCTTGTTTTGAAGGAGATATACACTTTGAGCCTATATCTGAAATTCAAGTAAGATATCGGGGCGATCATCAAAAAATACATATTGATTTTGTTAATCATATGAACCCGCTTTTAGAGATGATAGTTGATAAAGATTTTATTGGAGATAAAGAAGAAATACTTCTAAATCCTTTGGCATTTATAATTTATTTAAATGATGATTACGAAGGAGGAGAAATATCTTATCCTGAATATGGAATTAACTATAAAGCTATTTCAGGAGACTTAGTAGTACATTGTGTAGAAACTCCTCATGGAGTCAATCCTGTCAAATCTGGCATAAGATATACTCACTCTAATATCATACGCTCTAAATTTTATGTTGATAATAATTTATTTAAACATCATATTTCAAACGAAGATCCTTATGACCCAAGCCATCCAGATCATTTCTCGTACCTACATCAATTCTCAACTAACGAGAGAATGAAGACACTTCAAGAAAGTATAGTGCCCTCGGAGAGATTTGAACTCCCGACCTGACGGGTAGAAACCGTATGCTCTATCCACTGAGCTACGAAGGCATGCTGTTAAGAATATTGATTTAAGATCTCGTCAAAAATCATTCTGTTATATTCAACCTTTAGGTGATCCCAAAGTATACCAGCACTGCTTGGATATAAGCAATATTCGCATTCATGACACTCATACGACTGTTCTAATTTATCAACACCCAAAATCTTTTCTGGACTTATAGGATCTTCCAGACCACGAATTTCGCACTGCCTTCTTAGTTCTGACACAAAACGTTTATGCATTGGATATCTTTCTTCAAATGGCATCAATCCATTGCCAGTTCCAATGTCTCTTACAAACTGAGGAATAGGCTCAATATATCTTACTGGATTATTTGGAAAATTTTCTTTGATAGCATCCATATATTTAATTACAGTTGCTTCTGGATCTTTATATTGAGTTAAATATGTTTTTGCATCCATATAACCAAAGTAAGGAAGAATTGTAGCGTCTTCTGGAATAATTTTTTTAATACAAGGATTAAGTTCATTTAAAATCTTTGGAACGTTCCAAGCACACTTACCTTTATGATAAGAAAACCAAAGATCAACTGGCAAATCTCTTCCCTCATATATATGTTCATACTCACATGAAGATTTTTGATAATTTTTTGGAACTGGTTGGCTTGGGTGCATATATGGAAAATAGCATTGATCAACTTCTGCTTGATCTCCACGTGACTTCCAAAGTCTAATGACATGGCTATCACCAAAAATAAATATGCTCATGGTTTATATTATAGTAGGCTTAAGTGTTGATGTCAACTGCCATGCCCAAAACTGATGCTGCTCAATTCTACCAGCAATAAAATTACAAATTCCCTGTTCATCAATATCATTAGATATATCAAATGTACGCTTTAGCATTGCTAATACTATTGTATTTGTATTTAATAATTCTTGTAGCATCTGTTTAACGCCCAGCCCCTCTGAATCATTAATTTCAAGATCACTATTTTCATTCCACTCTTTTACGCCAAACGGAGCTTTTGCTCCAAGCTTACGCAAGTTTTCAGAAATTGGATCAATTGACTCATAGACATCTGAATAAATCTTTAAAAGAAATTTATGGTATTGTGGAAAACCTGCACCTTCTACATTCCAGTGGTAGCCGTGTGCCTGTCCATACATCTTTACTACAAGCGACTGTAATTTTACAAGTGAATCAACTAGATCTTTTTGCTCTGCCATTTTTCTTCCCCCTTTTAGCTATCTCTAAATGTTCTATCATTTCATTAAGAATCTCCTCATCTGGCTTATGAGGATCGTTTTCTGTGTATAATGCTTCTAAAGTCTTTTTGTCTTCGAGTCTTTGGCTTCCCTCGCCCATCATTATTAAAAGCATAGCAATTGGAACAATTAAGCCTAGTGGCAGATTTGACCAATACTTTGATGCATTTAGCGTTATAGCAGACATATATCCACCTACTCTCGCTGGATATTTCTGTATATATAATGATAGTTTATGTAGCATTAAGAATTACTTCTTCCCTTTGGATCTGAATGGTTTCCATATCCTACAGATGGCTTACCATCATTTTGTGGTGGAGTATTGTATGTTGACATCCAGCTATATTGAACTTTTTGATTTCCAAAAACTGGTGCAAAAGATCCATTCCAAAAAGAAAGCGAACCTATTCCTTCTTGTTCATCTTGTTTTGTTTGACCATTAACATCATCTTTTTTAACTGGTATGCAATTAGGAACAGTTTTTTTGCCTTGCTGTTTTGTTCCAGCATATTCATAGCCGTCCCAACAAGGACCTTGACCTTTATCTAAGCAATATGCACACTTTTCTACATCAGAAATATAGTGATGATCATTTCCCATATCATCGCAACCACAAGTCATGCATTTGTTCACAATAGGCTCTGTCACAGCAAGTGCCTCCAATGCTTTTTCTGCATCTTCTTTTTTAAAATAACAGCCAATTGATTGACCAGTTCCTTCTTTAACAACTGACCAACCATGTTGACAATCTGGAGTATTAAATTGAATGGACCAGCCAACTCCACCGCTGATGCGACCAGAGTTAGCTGCAAAATCTTTTTTAATACTCATGGTTTAATTATATCACTTATCTTGTTCTGTTATTACCTCAGCAGCAGGCTCAGTTCCTGCTTTCCTAAAGCGAAATGTCTCCCACAAAGGTGCGGGAATTTGATGAATACCAAAATGTGTTCTATGATGAGCAGCACATAATACCTCTAGATTTCCTGGACTTTCAATAAAGTTTTGAAAATCTTGATCATTCTCAAAATGTAGCCCAAATGCTGCTGCCACTTTATTTGGATCCATGTCGTTAATCTGACTAAATTCTATAAAACTATGATGAAGTTCTGGTTCTCCAGAACATAGGTCATCATTAATAATACACTTCCAAAGACCCTGCCTTTTAATTCTATTTTTAGCATTATTAAATAGATGATAATTTGGATCATCTTCACGTGGAGCATGTTCTGGAATTGAAGTTATTAAATGTATATTTAGTTTAGCTTTGTGTGCATCTGTCATAATAGACTAATTATACATCAATTGTCTAGAGGATTGAAATAGTCTAAAACTATAGATGCTCTTGGCTCAGACACAACTATTTGATGAACTGTTCCTTTGGGACAATAAAATATATCTCCTGGATTTAGATGATATGACTCATACTCATCACCGTTGTATATACGCCATTCTACAGTACCTATGCAATGCCAAGATATAACATCATTTGGATCTTCATGCTTAAAGTAATCAGCCTCATACCCCGCAAAATTTATAATTGATTTAATATTGAAAAACTCAGCACCCAAGTATATATTTAGAAAATCAGTAACATTTTTTAATCCCTTTAAACCATTTTCATCTTCTGTGTTTGCTGCAAAAGCAACAAATGGATCCAAATAATTATAGACTGCTATATCCTTTAAATTTCTGCCATGACCATACTTCATTAATTGCTCTGAATTTGCCTTGTTATAAAGATTTTTTATAAAATCTTCCCATCCAGGAACATTTGGTAAAACTTTTTTTAAAAGCAATGGTTTTTTATTTTCTCTTGCTTCATTAAATAAATCTAAAAAAATATTATTCATTCTGGAATCCTTAGTAATTCATGCAAATTACTTGACCATGCATATCTTACACCAGAAGTGACACGTTTAACCCCATGTCTACATTTTTCCTCTGAACTATGAACTACTAGGTCTCCAGCTTTTGGCTTATAAGATATATTTTGACCAACATAGTATATTTCCCCACCTTTATAATCATCGTTTATATAAAGAACAACACCATATTTTGAATTTTTAACAAGCTTAAATTTTTCTTTATCTTTTAATGTTTTAGATAATTTTCTTATCGCCAAAAAGTCTGCATTATCAGCATGTTCTCCCCAGCTAATTCCAGTTTTCATTTTGCTAAAAACTTCATTTATATTTACATTAAGTCCATTTACCTTTTTACTTAATCTTTTGATTATTTTTTTAGTTATTCTCATCTTTGGACTAACATCTGGAACTTGTCCTTCTGCATCCCACATCTTGCTCCAAAGCTCTTCTGGTATATTATTTAATTTATTATTTATTTTACTTAATTCTTTTTTGGATAAAAAGTTTTCGTATACATATATTTCATCCCCCAATATCTTTATACTAGACATATCTTTAAAGGGCATGTGTTCTCCTAAAATTGGGGCTGTGAGCGATATTCCAGCACTGAATGGCTGCCCTAAGAGTCTCCCGCAGAACTCTGTTCACACGGGTTACTTGGTTATTCGTAACTATATCCATACCTAAGGTGTGTCGCTCACAACCTAAATATAGTATACACCAATCACATTTATTTGTCTAGTCCATTCTTTCTATTATTAGTTCTTATTCTATGACAATTTGAGCATACAAGTTCACATTTATCAATTTCTTGCTTTACAACATCAAGCTTTTTAGTGTGGTTTTTGTGCCTTGAAATTTGAAAACTCTTGTCTTTTAAATGATCGAAATCCATTACATAGTATGGAAAAAAATTATTGCAATCTTTACAAGGGTTACTTTCCTTATAATCTCTTATATAAGAATTGATTGCTTCTCTGTTCTCTTTTTGTCTAATCAAAGATTTTTCTTTTTGGCCCTCGCCAACATGGTAGGATATCGTGCTCTTTGAGCATCCTAACTCTTCTTCGATTTGTCTATACGACAAACCATTATTTCTCAATCTAATTATTTCTTCCTTGTGTTCCATTTTTTCCTTTTCATTTAAGTGGAGCATCTCAGACTTGAACTGAGGATTACCGAATTATGAGTTCGGGGCTTTTACCAACTAAGCTAATGCTCCGTACTCTAGGTCAGATTTGAACTGACACTCGTTAGTATATAAGACTAATGCTTTAACCAGATTAAGCTACTAGAGCAAAACTATTTAGTTTTCAGATCCAACTGCTCTATTTTGTATCAGCTTATCTCTTTCATCAACAATTTCAAATGCATAATCTTTAAGCTTTTCTTCATGCTTATTATAATGATGACCACAGAATAGCAACTCTCCCGCCACGCCGTTCACCCAAACTAAAGCTTCCGCAGAACATGAGTCACAACGATCTTGTGGTCCAAGTACATAAGACTTAACTTCTTCTGTCTTTTCTGCCATCATATTCATATTATACTCTTTCTGTTAGTTTGTTAATAATGTATCGGATCAGTTTATCTTTCACCACACTGTAAGGTCTCGTAACCGAGTATTCCGATGATACCGTCTAAGTCGTGCTAGCGTCCACTTAGATACTTGCGTAAACTTCCAACCATTGAGAAGCAATACAAGTGTTGCCTTGCGATCCGTAGGGAACTTGAATCCCTGACCTCCACCGTGACAGGGTGGCGTTCTAACCGACTGAACTAACGGACCTTAGCTGGGGTGACAGGGATCGAACCTGTGACACTTCGATTAACAGTCGAATGCTCTGCCTGCTGAGCTACACCCCATTATAGTATTATTCTACTATACCTCCACCTGCTTTGTCAATCATAGCAAGCAAATCTTCTGGCCCATCAATCATTCTTTTTTGTGCTTCAAATTTTCCAAATTGAATCATTTCTTCAGCAATGGTGAACATGAGGTCCACCATTCCTTGTGCATACCTTTTATTTTTATTATCAACAAGATCTGCTTCATTTTTCATATTCAGACTGGACTGAGTAAAATACTCACATAGTTGAGTTAGAGACACATAAATGTCTTCATCATCATTAATTGTTTTTAATGTTCCGTTTGCTATCATGCCTGTAGTTTACTACAGAATTCTCATGCTGTCAACTCTAAAATCTTCTTCATCATCATCCAGCCCCATGTATTCTCGCAAATTTAATGGTATATCTTTCTTTTCTGGAACTCTAATCTGATTACTTGCTGCAAGTCTAGCATCTGACTCTTCTTTAAGCTGCTGTAATTCATCAGCAAATACACCAGAATAAGTATAGATATCTAACTCACCATTTAGATCACGAGGAGTTAATGCTACAGAGTTGTATATCGCACCGCAAACAGCGTCAGAAAGGTCTTTAGAGCCTTTTCTAGGGTGGTCTACCTTATCCTTAACAATACGCAATTGCAACAATTCATCAATAAGCAATTGTATTTGTGGGCCCAAAACACGCTCTTCTGTAAGACACAAAGACATATCCTCATAGTGTTTTTTTGCAACAGAAAGTAATTCAGTATTTATTCCGTGTGCTTTTAATTGCTGCATCATGTCATGAGAATTCCATCGGTCAAATGTAACCATCTTTAAATTGAATCCCCGCTGTCTTAGACTAATTATGTATTCTTTTACCTCAGTAAAATCTACAGATTTAGATGCAGTCGGGGTCCAAAAACGTACAGCATCAACTATAATTCTAGGTGCTGCTTCCTTGTATTTATCGCCAATCTTCATTGTTACCCAGCCATCAACGTGAGACATTGCAACTGCACAATGGTCATGTTTTTGGGCTAAGTCTACGTGAACAAAGTAAAGCTTATCTGGATCTGGTTGAAAATGATCATCAAATCTACCATACTCATCTACATTTAGCTTTGGATTGCTAAATGCTTTTTCAATTACAGCACGATTTTTAAAGAACGCATCTGTTGCTTCTGGTGGCATACATGCAAAACGCATCAAAGCATCAAGTGGATCTGTATAAAAAGCTTCTGTAAAATCCTCAATTTTTCTCGTTGGATTAATTTCCCATGTTGGACGCTTTAATGCAAATATCCTAGGCAGCTTGTAAGAGATGATGTGGTCTTCTTCCCATTCAATTTCAAATTCATTACCCGTTGTTCCATCTGGAAGATCTGGATCAACCTTAAACTTATGATGTCTTAATACAACTTCTTTTTCAGCTATAGATTCATTATAACGCTGCTGAATATAGTCATTTTTAAAGCGTGGGAAAGAAAGCAATACGAGCTTTCCAAAATCTGGGAAACGAGATGTAATAGATGCTTTATACATCTTATAAATAGATGATGCAGTTTTAGCATTCTGATGACCAGATGTAGATTCTAACTCGAAACCCGAAATTTCATCTAGGATAACAGCAATAACGTTATATCCTTCCCAAGCTTCAGATTCTGAGTGGCCTGAGTGTACAGTAACGCCTTTATCAAACTCTACCATGTTAGCTTTTGCTATGTATTTACCTTGAAACCAAGGAGACTTTTCGATACGCTGATTAAATCCTTTAAAGAATACTCGGTTAGCCTGAACAGCGTTAATAGCAATGTTAATAATATCAATAGCATCTCCTGGAGGTTTGCCATAATACTTTGCTGGATCTTTAAGGCACAAAAGCATATGCACCATGTATGCACAAGCAATGGTAGATGTGTAGTCTTTTCCAGATCCTTTACCCAATTGCAAAATAACTTCATTGCAAGTTTGCTTAAATATCTTTTCGCCTTCTACTTCTCCATAAATTTTATGCAAAGTTTCACGTTTATAGATTTGGGTTGATGCTTTAATCATTGTATATTGCAACTCTGATAATGGTGGTAAACCAAGGTATTCTTTTTCAGTTACAAAAGTTTCCAGACTGGCTGGAGTTTCATCAAATTCATCACCACTTAAAGCATCTAAAAAGATATTAAAATCACTCATTAATAATTACAGCCTCTACCTGACCAGTAACCTGAGATAGTCTTTTTGAAACCTCCCACTTACAATGATCACATGATGAAGTCACGTCTCTTAATATTCCTACTAAAATTTCTTGCTTTCTTTCTGACTCTAATATCTCATCTGCCATATCATTGTTTTCCAAGACTCCCGCCTTGTTCAACATATCAATACGCTTAGCCTCAATATCAGCAATCAACTTTAGTGCTTGAGTTTTAACTGGCAGTGCATCTTGCATATCAGCCTGCTCTAACGTACGCCAAGCTTCTTTTATAAGCATACTGTAATGCTCATCAGCACCAGCAAGGGCTTCCTTGGCACGAGCCTTAATAGCACTGTTATCTTGGACCAATTCCTTCCAAGTCTGTATATGATTATCAACCTGAACACGGGTTAAGTCAAGAGCACGAGCAATAGATGCTGGAGTGCTTCCCTTTAGAAGCTCTTCAACAACTTTATTCATTTGATCAAACTTACCTGCTACTTCAATTTGATTATCCATTATCTGTTTTATAAAATCCTGATCCCTTAAATTGTATACCTGCTGGGGTATAGACTCTTGCCATTTTATATCCACATTTTGGACATGGCGGTAGAACTTCTTCGTCTTTAAAACCTCGTGTTACTTCAGTCTTTTCTTCACAAGTTACACAGTTATATTCATATGTTGGCATACTTAATTATACCTTCCAACTGTCACTTTTGTCAACCGAAATTTTAAGTAAAATTAAATAACCAATCAAATCATCAATATCATTGTCTCCAGCAAAACCTTGGTTGTTCTTTACACGGTTTAATTTGTCATCAATTCTAACCTTTAATTGCTCTACACTGTCAGATTGTGCAAATATACGACTTGGAGATAGGGCGGAATCTCCATAAGATATATTCTTTTCAATTAAAAGTTGTGCAATTTCATGGCATGCATTCCAAATTTTATAGCCAGAGGGAGCACTATTTGCATGCATATATAGGTCATCACAACTGAATTGTTTTACATCTCCATAAACAGGTTTCAACATTACTTAGTCCACTTTCTAGGTTTTTTAATTAGTTCGAATCTTTCCAACGCTCGCTGGATTGTCATATGGGAGCACTTTGCTTCCATAGCCATTTGAAGAACAGTCTTCTTCTCAACTGAATATCTCTTGATTACCCAGTCTTTGTTTTCCCAAAGTTTTGTACTCTTAGCCATTATACCTCCTCACACAACTTCATTTACTGCATACCATGCAATTCCCGCAGCATCTGCCACGTTATCGGACTCAGTTTTGATGCCCAAATTTCTAGCAAAGTCAATTGTCCTTTGCTTTCTACGCTCTCTGATTTTCCCCTTGATCCAGTTATCTGATTTTCCTGGAAACTCAGCCTTGATTGCATCTTTTTCCGCCTTGGTGTAATTTTTATTACCTATGTAAGACTGCCATGTTATTGGATGTACTTCAACAACTTCAACATTTTCACTAAGTAACTCTCCCATTATAGCACCGAAAACGTAAGCCATCTTCATTCCAGTATGAACAGATCTAACTGAAATTGCTGCTTCTATAACAACAAAATCAAAATCTAATGTATGCTTAAATGATTTGATTTTATTTTTAGCGTCCAATATTCTTTCATAAACATCGGCACCTTCAAAAGTAACTTCTCCCCATTTTACAGCACGATCATTGTCCATCAGACAGAAAGCAAAGCTATTTGTGCTTGCATCTATTCCGAGAACTTTCTCTGCTTTAGGCTTTGCTAGTTTTGCCAGTGACACTTCTTACCATCTCTATGATTTCATTTCTGTCTGAAGTTCTTTTTGCGTTCTCACACTTACTGCAGATTTTACCTTCGTTATATCTACTTAACAATACATCGCAACCATTAGTTTTGCACACCCGCTTTTTACCCGCAAGCCTATCTTTTTTCTCGTAATAGGCATCTCTGAGCTTTTCGTTAGTTGCTGTTCTGCAACATTCATCAGAACAATATTTCATGTTATGAGTTCTGGGAGTAAATTCCTTACCGCATTGATTATGGGCACATTTCATTATTTAGATTCCTCCAGCCAATACCAGTTATGATCTATCCTAAAGGAAGGTGACTTAGTTAAATCAAAAGCTTTTTCATCACAATGCATTCCTTTTATACCTATATGATTTGATCTTGAAGCTAAAGGATTAATATTCTTTAAACTATTATTAGGCAAAATTCTTAAATTTAAATGCCAATCCCAGCCATTATGTACTGGATCAGAAGAATAATCTTTATCCCAATTATCTCTAAAGTAATTATTCCAGTATTTAGACCAAGTTCCCCACACAAGTCCATTAAATCCTTGTTCACGAATAACTAAAGTAGGATCTTTAGTATCCCATTTAGTATTTGCAGAAATAATTGCTATCTCATCATCTTCACGATACATCTTTTCTGATGCATTAAAATATCTTAAAACATCTTTAGAAACAACTACATCATCTTCTGCCAATATAACAAAATCATACTTTTTAAATAAATCTTCAAAACCTCTCCAAGTATTACCGCCCGTTCCAAGGACATTTTCATTGTAATGTATACTAAAGTTAATGTCTGTTTTATCCTCAAAATTATAGATCAAATCTGTAATCTGTTTGGATACATCGCTAGGTTCCACATAAAAACAAAAATCATAATCTTTTATTAAATCTACATTTGACCAGCTTTCCAGCGTTTCTCTTAGATAATCTACTCTATTAAAAACCGTAAACAATACTGCTTTTTTCATTTTTCAAGCACCAACGGTTCTATGTAAACTTCGCCGAGGTCCTTCTTATCTGCCCAGCAGACCTTCTTTACAGGACAACCTTTGCATGCCCACTGAGATTTGGTGAATGTACGTTCTGGTAATGTACCAGCTTCATAGGCTAAATAAACTTTTCTAAGCCAATCCCACACACCCTCGATGAGCTTAGTGTTTTTCTCATCCATGTTAATCGGAATAATCAAAAATGAATTATCATTCTTATTTTCATAGAAGAAGAATCCTTGTTCTGCACCACGAATTTTCATGTATGTAAGCAGTTGAATCTTATGATAAGGAAGTCCTTGCATTTCTGCTTGTCTTATATCAAAGATTTCCTGTTTAGCAGACTTTATTTCTCCTACTACCTCTTTGCCTTCCCATTCAATAAAAGTATCTGCAAATCCTCTAATCGGAGGGTCATCATGAGTAACTTCTGTTTCATTTGCTTTGAATACTGGCGTTTTAGCCATAACTTTCTGGATACGATCATGAACATACGTACCATTATCCATGTTAATAACACCCATAGCATCGGTTTCATTTTCAAATTCAGCACCAGTAAAAGCAATGAACCAATATCTAGGACAATTACCATTGCCATAACCAACGCTGCTAGGAGAAAAGGTTTTCTTTTGAGTAAACTCATCTTTTCTTTTTCCATTTAAAACTGCCTCCTCATACATTTTTGCAAACTTAACTGGATCAAAACCTCCATCCAAAGGTTTTTGAAATTTTAGATTAGCAATTACATCTCTACCCATTGCGAATACCGACTCTCTTGTTACATGAAATACACATTATGTAAGTCTTGCCTGTAAATGGACAAGCTACATCTTCCGTTTTGTGCTTATGAAAAATCTTGAATATATTCATTATGCTCCAAATCTTGCTGAATACTTAAGAGCATCAACGAGTCTATTAATTGCTTCTTCTGCTGTGTAGTATACGTTCTTTTTCTTTGAGTTCTCTCCGCCTTTTTCAAAAGTGGTGTAATACCTAGACATGATTGCAAATTTAGCAGCAAGGGCTTGCATTTTTACAATAAGGTCAGGTGCTTTTGTTGATGGAACATCTGGTTTAGCAATTAGCTTAATGATCAAGTCTAAAGCGTAATCAAGGTCAGCATCATTCATGTAAGCTTTCATATCATTAAATTCTGTAAGCTCACTAATTAATTCAATTACTGGTTTTTCCATTATTCCTCACCAACTTTTATAGGTCCTTCTTTAATTGATATAACTTTTCTATATTCTTTTTCATCAACATTAACTTCTTCTCCTGGCAAAAATACAAGAGTCAACATGTATTTAGGATCATTAGTTTTTTCTAACTCTTGATACTTTTCTTTTTTAAATTTTGTCCAAAAATCAGTATCTTGTTTTCCATACTTATTTATAACTTCCTTATCTCCTGGATAATTGTACATAAGGAATGTTCTAATCAGGTGCCTTTCGGAATCATAGGCTGGCAACACTCCATGCCAATACGGTGCTGAAGAGGGGAAAACTGTTATATCGCCCGCTTTAGGTTTATAAGAATATAGCTTACCAGTAACCTCATCAATAAAGCAAATCTCACCGCCAGTATAATCATCATTTAAATAAGCAGTCACAGTTATAAACGGTTTTGATTCTGGAATCTCAGAAAATCTTTCATCATAATCTGTATGAAATTCCATAGCAAATCTTTTCTTATCTCCAGACTCACGATTTAAATTATCTAAGACATAATCTCTAGGGTGATACTTTAAAAAGGATAGCCAGCTAGAATTCCAAAATTGATTATTCTTATAGTCTCCCAAACCATCAATATGCTCGGGATCTATATACTCTGGCCACCCACCAGAATCCTTGTACTCACTTATATAATCCATAACAACATCATCAAAAGAATCATACAAAGAGTTTAATAGTTCTTTTTGATTGATTTCTTCTTTTGAATCGCTTTCAAGAATATCATGATTATAATTTCTTACCTGTATAAGAGTGCCGTAGTAACCCCAAGGACTTATTCCCTGCATTATTCCATGCGAATCCTCATGGTTTTGTCCATTTTTAGCAAGCTCTAGAATGCCAGAAACCTTCTCTAGTGCATTATGATAGATTACTACCTTTGGGATTACTACTGTTTTATCAATCATTTTTTAATCATCCTTTTACTGAATCAATATAAAGCTTAGGAATTCTTCCATTTCGTGTGGCTCTCTATGTGGTGCATAGTTAACTACTTTACCATACTTATCAATCAAGCATTTTTCAAAATTCCAAGCTATCTCTTTTCCAATTTCTGAAGTCAAGTACTTATAAAATGGAGCAGCATCTTCACCATTCACATCAATCTTAGACGCTATAGTAAATGTTACATCATAATTTAACTTGCAAAATTCTTTAATCTCTTCAATATTTCCTGGCTCCTGTGCACCAAATTGGTTACAAGGAAAAGCAACAATTTCAAAACCTTGCTGATTATACTTTTTGTAAAGCTTTTCAAGGCCTTCATATTGCTTGGTAAACCCACAATGACTTGCAACATTAATTACCAGCAAGACCTTGCCCTTATAATTAGAAAATGGTACTTGCTCTCCATTACTATCTGTATAGCTAAAATCATATATATTCATATTTTTCCTATTCTAGTATTCTTACTACAAACTGACAAGGGTCCCCGCCAGCTTCCCATTCTTTTTCTTCTTCTTCATCAATAGGAGGTATGCCATCATGTGTAGCACACACCATATCTGAAATCCATCCTCTTTCAACACCATTATTAAACCAAATTAAAAATTCTTCTTGACTATCTTCAGTTATCATTTTTTGTCCCGTCTATATAAATTGGATCTTCTTTTATCTGTATTTCATTTAAGTTTAGGTTACCCAAACTTTTATCTGAAAAAACCATTTTTACTAAGTTATATCCGTTCTCCCAAGCATGCTGTAATCTTTTCTTTTCCATGCTTTCCCAGACATCTTCACCATAGAATTGTTTATTCTTCAACCATTCCTCTGAGCCAGCATACTCGTATGTTTTAAACATTCTGACCAAATATCTGTCATTTCCATAAAACGATAAGACACCATGGTAATAATTCATTCCTGAAGGAAATACAACAATGTCACCTGCCTTGGGCTTATAGTTATAAATTTTTTCAGTTTCAGGTGAATATACAGATATTTCACCTCCCTCATAATTATCATTAAGGTAAATAGTTACAGTAATTACTTTTTTATTATCTGCAGATTCCTTATCAAAATTGTCAAAATCTGTATGATAATTCATTGCAATTAAACTATCTGCCAGATGCTCGGGTTGATTTTTATTGTACTTTAAAAAATCAATATAAGTATCGTTTCTCCAAGGGTGCTGATCTAGGTTGCTCCAGTCTTCAATAAAATCTGGCCAAGCATCATTGTTCTTGTAATCATTTAAATAATCTTTTGAGACTTTTAAAAAAGCATCTACGATCTCTCCTATATACTTTTTCTGTTCTTCTGTAGGATTGTTGCTTAGCTTACGACTTTCTGTCTTTAAAGCCCCGCCCTTCCAAAATCCCGCCCACTCCTGCCAAGTTTCTAGCATGCCAGTATTCTCTTTATATTCTTCTGTGCTTTTTACAAAATTAAAAATATCATCAATATTGTAAAACACGTTTTGATACACATGTATCATTGGCTCTATAACTATTTTATCCAAAATAAACCTATTCTATAATATTAATCTGCTCATCTAATTGTACCAGCTTGCCATACACTTTGTCTACTTGTTGCCCTGGAAATTGAAGTGTAACAGCATGAGTATATTTAGATACAAAATCATTTATTTTATCTTCTTGCTTTCTCATAAACTCTTGATCATAAAAAACACTTTTTTCAATAAACTCTTTATCGCCTTCTGTGGAATAAGGAATAAAGATTCTCATAAAGTATCTATCAGCACCCGAAAAGTTTTCTACAGCATGATAAAAAGGTGCCCCAGAAGGGAAGACTGTGACATCTCCTTTTTTAGGCTTATACTTATAGGCCTTATTTTCTGCTTCAGAATAAAAGCAAATTTCTCCACCTTCATAATTGTCATTGAGATAAAAAGTGATAGTAGCAATTTGATGCCAAGGGGATTCATTTACTTCTGGCATCTCATCAACATGATACTCAAGCATCAAACCTTTTTTATTTTTTTTACTAAAATGCTCATCGCTATACTTATATATATTAATATGAATTGGATCTAGCTTATCGTAGACTTTACTCCATTGACTTATATAATCAGGCCAAACTCCTTTGTCCCCCGAATACTCATCCATATAATCCTTTTGAATAAAGTCATAAACCTCGGAAATATATTTAAGCATTGCTTTTTCTGGATTGTCTGCAGGTTCAAATTCACTTCTTGAAAAAAGTTGATTGATATTTTCTCCTTGATCATACCAAGGCTCCCAGTTAGGCCATAAAGAATTTTTTTTATCTTTGTCCTCTATTAAAGCTATTAGTTCATCTGAATTTTTAAGAAGATTTTTATAGACAACAATTTGTGGTGCGACTCTTAGTTTTTCAAACATCTTTAGCCTCATTTACATTTAGTCTTAAGTTCTTTACTTCATGTTTTCCAATAACTTTTCCATTTTGGTCTATACCCTTGTGATAAAAACGCAAAAACTTTCCTTGTCTTTGACCTTCTTTTAAAGCCTTTATATATTCATCGGCATGAATATGTTGATCTGGAGCTTCTTCTTTATGAAAATTTAAACTTGAATTTTGAAAACTACCCACAGATATTGGTAATATTGCTCCTACACATGTTCCTGCTGGAACAAAATATTCTTTATTTGGAACTTCTAATTTCCAAACTATGGGCAGTAGCTGTGTAAAAAATGAAGTAGACAGTATAGTTGTTAAAACAGTTGCATCTTTTAATGGTTGATTTGGTACTGGCATTGTTAATAGGCTAGTATTCTCATCAGTTTTAAAAATTAAATTTGTATGAAAACTAACTGTTCCTCCTCCACGATCTGGTCCAAAGAACTGTTCTCCCTTTAAAACTTGTGCTGGATTCCTAACATCTCCATCCCAGATAAAAGAAATATCTTTATCAAAATAAACTCCATAACCAAAAGTGTTTGCCAAAGTCAACGGTGTGCAGTTATAAATACTTGTATGCATCCAATCACGCTTTACTCCAAGCTGTTTTATTTTTGCAGTAGGAACATTATGATTCATTGGATAAACTTCAGCACTATACATTTTTTTCCTCCCAAGCCTCTACCATTTGCTCAAACAAAGCCCATTCTATAACAGCAAGTCTAGTCTTTTGACCTTCCCCACCCAAAATTAATTTAAGTACAGGATACTTGTCCCTGCTAACCTTAAAAGTATCCGTACAAATTTTCGCCCAAATTTCTTTTGAAATGGAGATGGATTTACTATACTCCTTATAATCAACCACGAAATCATGCCATTGGCTATCACCCTTTTGATATACGCCTCTACCAGAATTCTTTTGAGCTTTTGCACCATCACGTTTTACTTCTCCTCTTTCAGACATTATTCCTCATAACCTATTGTTTTTAAATTTAAATAACTTACTTCATGCTTGCCAATTTTTTCTTTTTTATGGTTCCAAGCATTTCTGTAAAAACTTACAAGCTCTGGTGCGTACCTAGAATCTTCCATTGCTTTTGCATAGTCTTCATTGTAAACAGAAAAATCTTTGTTATCCCAATCTTCTACTTTTATTGTAGAGTTATTTAAGTTTGTTAAAGATATTGGTATCAGTGCTGCTACTGGTGTGCCTGCTTTAATTGTAATCACTTGGTTTGATTTATGCAATACTATTGCTGGCCTTACTTCATCGTTATAAAAAGAAGTAGAAAATACTGCAGACATAGTTGACCATTCATTTGAAAATTGATTTGGAACTGGAAACAAAAAAACACTTAAGTCTTCACCAGTTTTTAAGGATATTCCCGAATTAAATGATAATGTTTTATTTTCCATTGGCACTATATAATTTTCACCAGACAATATCTTTACATGTTCCTGAAAATTATTAAGCTCTCCATCCCATATAAAAGATATGTCTTCTGGAAATGATATGCCCCAGCCAATAATATTTGCTGAAGATATTGGTAAACATCTATATGCAGCTTTTCCATCAGAATTATCAAAAAAATCTCTTTTGATTGTAAGAGGATCTATTCTGACTTCTTTATTTTGCAAATATGCATTTACCTCGTAAGACATTAGAAAGCTACACTCGATTTGTGCCCATTGGAACAAACCCAGCTAAGCTTGTTTCTGGACTTGTCTATATCTGCTTCTGTGTTAACTTCTTGACATTCAGAATTTTGACAACTAAACATGCCTAGGGCAATATCATGCTCTTCTGCTTTATGAATTACATCCTGAGTTCTTTCATTAAATTTATCAAGACTTGTCATATATCTCTCCAATTAACTTCTGTGCAATATCGGGGTTCTCTCTAATATACTCTACGGTCTTTGACCTACCTTGAAAACGTTCTTCTCCAACTGTATACCAAGCCCCGCCTTTTTGTACAATACCCATCATTTCAGCAACATCTAGGATTTCTCCAACGGAGTCAACTCCGACTTGATCCCCTTGGAAGTAAAAATCATATTGACCGCTGAGGCCCATTGGTCCAGTTTTATTGTAGTCAATGATCCAGTTGACAGGTCTGCCAACTTTTTGTTCAATAATCTTGTCGCCAACTTGGACTCCAGACTTAATAGCATTCGCATCAGCTTCCGATGCCCAAAGCTTGATAACGGTGCTGGAGAAAAACTTAACTGCCATGCCCCCTGTTGGGATGTGGCTTGCATGCATAGAACCAAATTGGTTTCTCTGCTGAGAAATAAGAACGAGTAACGTGTTTTTGTTAGCGTAGTTAAGCATTTTGACTGCATGTGTCATATCCTTTGCTTCTGCACCAATCTGCTTGGTGTCTTCAAGTTTCTTTAGATCAGAACTATCTTTTTCAAAATAGATGGCGGGGAGTAGTGCTGAAATAGAATCTACAACAATAATATCTACTCCCGCTTCCATAAGTTGTTGTGCAACATCAACCATATCATTAATAGATTTAGCAGGCGAATATATAAGAGAGTCTGAATCAACGCCCAATCGTGCAGCCCATGCTGGATCATATGATGCTTCTGCATCAATCCATGCACATGTCTTACCTTCTTTTTGAGCCTGACCAATCATCTGCAAACAGAATGATGATTTTCCAGCAGATTTATTTCCCCAAATAAGAACTTGGCGACCAAAACCTAAGCCACCCTTAAGGGCCATTGTTAAACCAATACTAGGTGTCTTTTGCTTTTCTACGTTTACTGTTGTTGCTAGTTGTAATCTTGCTCTTGTTTTTGGATCCAGCTTTGCTAGAATCTCTTCCGTTATCATGTAAACTCTTCTCTAATTCAACTGCTACTTCTTTTATTTGTTCGTTACGACTTGCTGACAAAGCGTCTATAACGAGATAGATTGCTTTTTCATCTTCTGCTCTTATAACCAGAAGATACTCGTTCTCCGTTCCTTTAAGTACATAGGAGTCAGCCATATACTTATATTATACACTATTCCGCAGGAGTATTTTCTGCTACTGGCTCGTTATCTTCTACTGGAAGAACGATATCAGCAAGCTCAAAAGTTACTGCCTTTGTATCTGGGTCTTGATTTACAGCAATATTCTTACCGCCATAATTTGCAACAAGATTCTCCAAAGGAACTGTTGAAGGTCCCAAAGATAGAATAGATGCTAGGATCTGTTCTACGCTAATCTGAATTCCTGGATCAGCAGGTGCTGCATCTACTGGTGTTGTTTCGTCTGTCATTAAATCACCTCCTTTACATATAGAGTGCCATCATCCATTTTAGAAATGGCTGGGTCACAAATCATTCCTGTTCTCATCTTGCCTAAAGCAGTGGGATAGAACTTAGGAAAAGCAATAACACGCTCTAGATTTTTATCTGCATCAGATAAAATAATATGAGCCATCATTTTATTAGCTTTTGTTTTGTAGTGTGTAAAGTCTACCACAAGCCTCTTGCCTGTGTCAATCTTTAACTTATCACGATATAACCAGTGAACAAATGTATCATCAACTTGATTTACAACATCTTCAACTGTTACATACTTGTGAATTCTATTATCTCCGACCAAAAAGAAATACATCATGCCTGGCTCAATCTGAGTATTGACTTCATGAAAAATACCGATTGATCCTGTATCATCAACAAGCTCAACTCTTGACCAAGTTGGACCCTTTTTAATTGACTTAACCATGGCTAGCAAAACAAAGCATCCCTGCTCAAGAAAATCTTCTAACGGGTTAACTTGTGCTTTAATCTTTGGGCTTAGCTTTCCTGTATCAAACTTTGGAATACCCAAATATTCGTAAAGGTTTTCATTCTCAGTTCCACGTAATGGGTTATCTTTGAAGGATGCAGCACCAATAGAATTTAGGGAGTCTATTGCTCTCGAATTAATTCCACTACCCTTCATTCCCGCAACCTCAGTAAAATTTGTCATTGATTTATAAGGTCTGTTAGCTATGATTTTGCTTCCTACCTTATCAGATATATATTTAATATCCGACAAACCAAACCTTAAAGAGTTGCCTTGAATTGTAAATTCTAGTGCAGATTCGTTAATATGCGGGAGAAGAACTTTAATACCCAATCGCTTTGCTTCGATGAGATAATCCGTACGAGCATCTTTATCCTTTTCGTTCTTGAGAATGGCAAACATAAACTCAATAGGAAAATAGTGCTTAAGCCAAGCAGTGTAATAAGATAGCATAGAGTAAGCAATAGCATGAGAACGGTTAAACGAATAACCCGCATGAGCTTCAAAATCATGCCATAGCTTTGTGGCATCTTCAACGGTAATGTGACGTGAAGCACCCGTAATAAATTGGTCTTTGTACGCATCAAATTCACTTGCATCCTTCTTCTTTCCGATAATTTTTCTAACTTTATCTGCATCTGCCCATGACATACCGCCCAAGTGTACGCAAGCCTGCATAACCTGTTCTTGATAAATAATAACTCCGTATGTACGCTTTGTAAACTCCTGCATAATTGGATGGGCATATGTAATCATTTCTTCACCACGCTTACGCTTAATGTAAGAGGCTCCTACAGTATTCATTGCTCCTGGACGTACCAAAGCATTGGATGCAGCAAGGTCTTCAAAATTATCTACCCCCATCTTCATTAGTAGATTGGTGTATGGCGTTGCTTCAGCTTGAAAGACACCTTTAGTAAAACCACTTGATAAATCTGCATAAACTGCTTCATCATCTAGGGGAATATCTTTTAATACAACGTTTTCACCTTTATTATTTTTAATAATAGTAATAGCATCATCAATGACAGAAAGTGTTTTAAGTCCGAGCACATCAAGCTTAATCAAGCCCAGATCTGCTGTTTGCTCCATGTCATAAGCAACCACTGGGATACGTCCAGAGACTGAATCGTCTGGGTCTTTACGTGTTTCAATAGGAACATACTTGCTAATATCATCTTTAGCTACAACGACTCCCGCAGCATGCATACCATTAGAACGAATCTTACCACGCAACATAGAGGCATACTTAGTTACTTCTGGATACTTGGTTCTAAACTCTGCAGTGCTTGGCGACACTTCATATTCATCGAAAGTTTCAACTCCCTTTAGAGCCTTATTAACTTCTCCTAGTGGGATAAGAAAAGCTCTTGCTACGTCACGAATAACACCTTTATCCTTAAAATATGTATAGGTAGATATAGATGCTACATGCTTGAATTTTTTTCTTAGGTATTCTTTTACTTCACCTCGACGACGGTCCATAAAATCCGTATCAATATCAGGGAAGTCATTACGCTCTGGATTAATAAATCTAAAGAACAGCAAATCAAACTTAATTGGGTCTACTTCTGTAATACCCAGCAAATAACATACTAAACTTCCAGCAGCGGATCCTCGTCCTGGGCCAACCATGATTTGGTTGTTTTTTGCCCAATTAACCATATCGCTAACAACAAGGAAGTAACTAGCAAAGTTTTTATCAGAAATGACTTGAAGCTCTTCTTGGAGTCTTTCTTTGTATACTTCATCTTCTAAACCCTTTTCACTTAATGATGTTTCACACATCTCTTTTAATGTTTTTAATGCATTCTTTTTAGGTACTGGAAGCAAATCAAGGTTTTCTTGAAATTCGTATTCCTCTACCTTATCCGATATCTCTACAGATGATTCGTATATGTCTTTTCTTTCAAAACCCGCTGCAACAAAGTCTGCCTCAATTTCAGAGCGGGATTGAATATAAACGTTAATATCAGCGAAACTAATAGGCCTATCGGGATAAATATGATCAAAGCGATCAAGGATAGTAGATCTTTTACGACCACTTTCATAATCTGCTTCTTTATTTTGGGCTGGCTTGGTTGAGAGGATGAGTAGGAGTTCTTCCAAATCCCTCTCAGTTTTCTTTGCAAAATGACAGTCGCCTGTAGCAACTGGCTTCACCCCCAATTCGTCTGCTAGTTTAAGCAGAGCGATATTCAATTCTTTGGGATTATGAGCTTGCACTTCGATATAAAAGTCTTTGCCAAAACGATTTTTAAACATTTTGACATACTCTCTTGCCTTTTCATTATCCCCACGTTCAATTGCTTTTGACATTAAGCCATTCATGCAACCAGACAATACAATTATACCGTCACCAAATTCCCAAAGGGAATCAATATCAATTCTTGGCTTGTGATAGTAGCCTTCTGTCCAAGCAATCTGAGAAAGCTTTTGAAGATTCTTAAGTCCCAAATCATCTTTTGCCAAAAGAATAATGTGGTTATACAAGGAAGTGTTGTCATCTCGTTTTGCAACTGCTCTTTTATCGAAACGGTCCGTAGCCGAGATATAAGCCTCTAGACCGAGTATAGGCTTCATGCCTAATTCTTTAGCTGCGATTTGCATATCTCTATGAGATGACAACGTTCCATGATCTGTGATAGCCAAACTTGTCTGACCCATATCTTTTGCAGCCTGCAACAACTCACGAGGGGTATTTAAACCATCCATCAGGGAGTAGTGCGAATGTACGTGCAAGTGAACAAAGTCAGACATGTTTAACTTTCTTTTAGTAGGTAACCATTACCATTCAACTGCTGATGAAGTTTCAGCAGAAGATCCCGTATTTGATAATGCTGAATCAGTTGATGTTCCAAAATAAAATGCCTCTTGCTCTGCATAAGGCACATCACGAACTGCTGTCTTTTCAAGATCAAACATTTCGTACTTATCTAAATCAATTGGCTCAACACTTGCAGTTGGAAGAGGAATTGCTGAATAGCTAGTGTCGGTTGCACCGCTACCAGTACGCTTTACCTTCCAGTTTGTATTTGTAATACTTCCAGTTTCTCCAGCCCAAGCAATGACAGATTCTGTGATTGCCTTTGGCCCTAGGCCTTGTGAAAGGATTGCAACATATGGATCCTTAGAACCATCATCTACAATTACATTTGCATAAAAACGCTTCTTACCGCCCCACTTTGCCTTTGGGTCACGACGATGCATCTCACATCCAAAGCAACGACCTTGGTCTTCAATAGAACAAAGTGCCTTGCGTTGGTAGTGATCTGGATTTGTGTGCTCAACAGCAATAAAAGCAGTTCCTGCTTTTTCATTGTAGTTTGGTGAGTTTGGATCAATCTCTTGCATAAAACGAATCTTTACAGATTGACCATCATTAATCTTTAACCAAGTACCCTTTTGGCCATCGCCTGAATACTCTGATTTTTCCATTTGTTGATTTAGTGCATTAAGGCCTCTTACGATACCCATATATTCTCCTTAGTGTAATGGACTCTAACTTGTCCTGTGTCTTTATTATAGCACCCAATATTGGTTTTGTCTAGTCAATATTAGCGTATTCAAAATGCGGGATAGCATTCTTTATACATTGCTTTATTTCTTCATCTGTGAGATCGCCCACATCTTTTGCATCATGTGGATACATATTTAAACTATCATAACGTGCCCACAATACATTTTTATTCTTTAATTTATTAGCAATAGTTTCACCTAATGCTCTGCCCGCCCTATCATTATCTGTCATAATAATAATAGTTGATGCATATTTATTTAAATGATTAATGTTAGTATCCGATATACTCCCACCTAACGTAGCCACAGCATTTGGGAATCCCGCCTGCCATAAACGGATAGCATCAAAACTAGACTCAACTACAATAATAGTCCCGCCTTCTCGTTTTGCTCTATGTAGATTGAACATGGTTTTGTTGCGTGGCAAGTTAGGGCTATTCTTGAAAGACTTTCCTTCTATTGAACGACCAATAACCCCAACGGGAATGCCGTCTGGGCTATGCAGTGGAACAGTCACCATATTCATATTTTCCGAATAACCCAAAGAGAAATGTGCTATGGAACTGAAATTAATTTTGCGAGAAGCAAAGTAATCTTTAGCTTTTTCATTTGCCAAAAGCCCATTGTATAGTTTAACCAATGTCTCTTCTGAAAATTCTTCAAATTCTGGTTTTTCATCCAACAATTCTTTCAACTCTTCTTCAAGCAACTCTGCATCAGACATTTTATTTGAAGATATAAAACGCATTGCTTCAAAAGTATTTCTGCCAGTTAATTTTACAACTAAATCTAGTATCGTTCCAGCTGCATTACAATTTTGATTGTAGCAAACATATAGGCCTTTGGAATAACTTGCTGCAAATGCTGGAGAATCTGTATTATGATGGAACGGGCATAAGCAAAGAAAGTCTGTTCCTGTTTGAGAAATAATCTCTATATTACAAGAACGCAAAATAGAGCGGAGATCCGCTTTAGTGTATGTGTCTGCCATTTTTATCCTCTTGGTATTAAACTCTGACCAGAAAAACCTTCGTATATCAACGCCTTAGCTTTGCCTAGGTACATGCCGTACAAAACTAAATTGAAAGTATAGTGATCTTTCTCGTGATTATATTTTATATTAAATTGTGGCTGTATGTCAAGAACTGGAACATAACCTTTGTCTCGCATCTGCTGGACCAAAAGTCTTTCATAGTTCTCCCTTGAGCTTCGGAGCTTGGAGTCATCTTTGATGGTTCCATTTATCCAAAAGTCATGTATTTTTCGTGGGTACATGATCACCAATCTTTCCTGATAATTATATCAAGTTATAGATTGATTACATAAATCAACCCACAGGTATGTCGTAAACCTCTTTAACAATACCTCTGTTTAGATCCCAATCTAGATACATACCGAATTCTGTACCATGACGGTTCTTTCTACTAACAATTTCCATGATATTTGAATCAGGGTTTTTGTGAATTGCAATAGCCATATCAGCATCATACTCAATAGCCTTTGACCAAGCAACTTGATTTAGCATTGGTGGTGCATCATGGTCTGATGTTTCCTCTGCCGTTGCTGCAGTAATATCAATAATAGGAATATTATTTCTCATAGCAAGCATCTTAAATTCACGAGAGATATTCATGTTTCTTTCAGTTGGTGCTTTTGAGTTATTTGAATCAACAAACAACTGATGATAATCCAAGATAACCAAGTCTGGTTTATGTTGATCAATTTTAGCTTGAACTGTTGTAGGACTTACTACACCAGAACCTTCATTTGAAACTAGTATAAACCCATTCTTGTCTAGGAACTTCTTAGACCCCCAGTCATCAAATTCTGCTATATCAACGCTACCCCGAGAAAAATCTGAAGACTTAAATAGCCCAGAGCCGAGCATTGTATAGATACGGTCACGCATATTCTCAGGAGTCATCTCAAGAGAGATAATCATAGGCTTAAAACCCTGCTCCCAAGCCTTACAAGCCAAATAAGAGGAGAACCAAGTCTTACCCTTACCTGGCCAACCAATCATGACTATAAGGTGTCCTGGAGCCATTCCTGTGGGGTATGCGTAGTCAATAGCCTTAAAGCCAGTCATAATTCCTGGACTACCACCCATGGCATCCGAACGTGTTCTAACCGCTTCAAAATGCTTTTCCGCAAGCTTATAGTCAGTCAAATCAATATCTCTTACATTAGCTGTCAATCTTCCTAATGTCGTAAGTTCTTTTTGCATCTCACCAATAACTCTTGCAGATGCTTCTGTCTTTAAACTAGCACCAGTAGTCAACAGAAGGTTTCTGATTCTACCTGCTAGATATTCATTCTTAAGTTGATCAAGGTAATATGCAGTCTCGCCTTTTACCTTAACTGGTTCAAAATCTTTAAACCGCTCGGTAAGAACAGAGATATCTGGAACAGCCTTGAACTTCAAATAATATGATTTTAGGCCTTCCCAAACATCTCTATGAGATGTGAATACCTCATCAATATTATCAGCAAGAACAGTAGAAATATCTTTGTTCTCGCATACCGCTGTGATTACCGCTGATTCAGTGTTCATTATCTCTTTCTTTAACCATTAATTCCGTTTGCTTAATAATTAATTCTCTACGAGCTTTATCCTTTTCTGATTCTACCAAAGCGGAATCAATCTTGTCAAAGTTGTAGAAGAACCAAGTGAGATTATGATCTGATTTATTTAATTTAAAATATTGTTCTAAAAGCTGTTTTGCTCTTTCGTATCCAACACTATCAATGACATCTTTCATGGCCCACTTTTCACGATACTTATTTACTACTGGGACCTTCTTATACTTTTCTTTATAAAGAGCACAAAAAAGTCCTACTAATCCATAGGCTTCTTTTGCTTCGTCTTTTGTCATTTCTTTGCCTTATTCGAATTCAACTCTGCTTCAATCTCATTTACCTTTTCCATTAACTTTTTTTCAACAAAAGCATAAACTCTATCTGTTGCTTCATCAATGGTTTCACCATCACGCTTAAAATCTTCAATGCCAATCCCGACCTTTAAACTTTCATAGTTACCTAGGTTACGAGTAAATTGCAAATCAACCTTAACGTTAGTCTGATTCATCCTGTACTTCTTCCTTATGCATCATAGCAAATCCTGGCTTAAACTTTTTTACATCACCCTCAGATAAATGCTGGTACAAAATCATCAACCTGTCGGATATACCTATCATAGCATCAATGTCCTGCTTTTGTACAGCCATATCCATTGTGAATTCTAACACACGCAAAGCTTGATCAAGAACATGCTTTGCTTCTTTATTTACTTTTTTATCTACCATTCAGGTTGCTTCCAAACTGGGACAAAATCCCCATCGTTGTTTTTTATGTACAAAATGTTTTCTTGTTTAATTATAGCTTCTAGTTCGGCTCTCGATGGCATATTGCCAGGTGTAACACCGCCATCAATTCTAGGCCTGCCCCTATGAACTGTTTTAAAAAAATCATGCATCTCCCGAATGTCATCTTCACTCCAAAAATATTTTCCTGGAGTTTTATTTCCATTTAAAGAATAAGATCTTTGTGGGTACTTTAAATTACCACGCCTCATATGAAGATTAATTGTATCCTCATGCTTACCGATAATTTTTACCACTTGCGATATGGGATAAGCATGTTGCTTATTTTTATTAACATCTGTTAAATTATAAGCAACACGCTTTTCGTTTTTGTAGTCCCAAGCGATGAGAAGGTCTTCTGCACGAGAACGTCTAAGGACTCTATGCAGCACTCCGTTTAAATAGAAATACCGTAACCCAGTTGAACTGCTTGCTCTCTTTTTGCTAGCCATGTACCGAACCTAGTATCTCTCTTAACCATCCATCTCTTACCACACATAATGCAGAACAGCTCTATTCTTAGATTTTGAGAATAAACTCTATCTATAAATACTCGGCCACTGCATTTTTTACAATTAAGCATTATCTAATTATCTAATTACTTAGCTGCCTTTGCAAGTGCCTTTTCAGCATCTGACTGTGCTGTTGCTACAACATTAGTAAGTACTGCTGCCTCTGGTGCAGACAAATGCTCCTGCTTAGTAAGCTTTGCAACCAAACCACGAGGGTTAACCTTTGCAAGAACTGGTCCAATAACACCATACAGTGCTGCAAATGCAACATGCTTGAGGTTATGGTTTGCTACACCACCACGCTGCCAAAGAATGACTGCTGCTGATGCTGTTGCATATACGTAGTGCTCTACTAGAGCCTTCTCCGAATTTGTTATCTTCATTTTGTCTCCTTTATAGACTAAATAGTTTTCCATCAACTACACAAGTGTAGTTAGGGGAAATTTCCACAATCTGCACATGAGGATGTTGTCCATTCTCAATTGTTGCGACTGCGAAACCTTTTTGCCAGTTGTGGTTAGTGGCATACTTCATACCATCACTTTTTTCATCGCACATATGACCAATTTCATATCCACGGATTGTTCTTCCATTAGTTGCAACTGGCAACTCATAAGTTTGAAAATGTGAGGCTATTCTATGTGAATGACCTCTAATTAAAGAAATCTGTAAATCATCAATATCTTTTCTAACTGCACCCGTATCTGCAATTGAAAGTCCATGATGAACATGGATATCTCCAAAACGATGCTTAGGCAATTCATTATAATAAATATAATCGTACCCAAGTGAATCTAATGACCAAAGGGACTCTGGTGTAACTTCAGAAAGATATTCTGGAAGCTTTTTATCAAGATAATCAAAGATTCGGATATCATGATTTCCTAAAGCTGAAAACAATTGTGCATTTGGAAGCATCTCTCTTGTCTTAGCATAGAAATCTCTTGCACCTTTTGCTTCATGTCTCATCATAGGAACAATAAGATCTTTGCTATCATTCTTATGTAATTGAAGGAATTCTGCTGAACGTCCCTCCGTATATTTGCTATAGCATGCTTGGTCATCTGTGTCACCTAGATAGTCAACAACATCTGGCTTCATCCACTTCATAACCTTGAACCACAGTTCAATGGCCTTATCATCTTGATACGGGAATTGCTGATCAGATGATAGCATCCACTTTAAGTCGTTACTCATAGAATCCTTTGTTTAGGTTTAGTATATTGTACTGCTACTTGTTTGATTTTGTCAAGCTGCGTGAGCTTTATTATGTTCTATTCTTGAACACAGAAAAAGATTGATTAATCTGTTATCCGTTTTATCATGATTGATATGATGAACAGTTTCCCAATCTTCTATTATCCTATTTACTTGTTTTTCAATTATTAGGCGGTGCTCATAATACCAGCCTTTAAAATTCTTTGGATGTTCTGGAACTTTTACCAGCACATACCCTTCTTTACCGATCTTCCTATCACGCTTTGTCCAAAACTTGATAGGCTGATACATGTTATAGTTTTTCTCCCTCTGGATGAACAAAAATTTCTTTTTGCCCTACCTTGATGATTTCACTATCAAGCCATTCTAGCACGTCTGGATCAACTATGTGACGACGTTTTGAATCGCTTATAAGATATATTCTACCATCAGAGATGTCATTAATCAAACTGCCATCACGAAAACCTAACACTCCCGCCGATGAAAATCCAACTAAAGAAACTTCTGAGGTTTCAACAATTGGCAAAGACCATGAATTCATGGCTTTATCAGAAACAAACTTAAACCTTTTATTTCCCTTGATATAAAAATAACCTTTTTCCGTATGTGCAATTAGCCCACTTGGAACAATAGGGTTATATTGTTTTTTTATTTTTTTCTTAAACATATTATTCCATTTTCTTTAGAAAGTCTGAAGCTCTTTTGCCTTTTTGATATTCTTCTTCATGATCTAACACTCTACGATAATCGCAACATGGACATACTTCTCTTCCTTCATAATCTGGCTGCGCCCAATATCCGTAGTCTTCCCTGAATTTAAAATCAGCCATAGCACTATACTTCTTAAAGGCATCTTCACCTTCAAAAATCCAATGGTCTGGCTTTGTAAATTGCATAAATAGTAATGTTACATAATCATTTTCATCCCTGCTAGGGTAATCTGGTCTATAATGCATATGATTATTTCCGCTAAAGATTACGCAAGAATTGGGTTCTTCATCAAAATATTTATCACCCGCAAAAATTCCCCAATCAAAATTTTTGTCTATGCAGATGTCCAGCGAGTACTGGCATGCTGACTGATCATAATGCTTCCATAATTGAGGAATCACTCCATTCTGCATTTGATATCTTGCAGTATGAACACCAGCTCTTACCAAGTCTGGTTCATTAAAATAATCTCTTACTTTATTCAGAATAAAGCTTTCAATTTCATCATCAAAAGATATATCTGTAAGCCAACGTCCTATCACAGTATGATAAAAATGAGGACCATGTGGACCCATGTTTTTAGAAAGAACCTTTTCTTTTACTCTTTCAAACATGTCATCTGGTAAAAAATTTTTAATTGATGCTGGCTCAAAACTATCCATACCCTTTATTCCTCCTGATCACTTCAACATATTCTGGGCCTTTTGTAAACCACCAATGATCTGGCTCTACGTAATGAAAAAAAACAACGCCAAGGACATCTTCATTATTATGCTTCACTTCTCTCCAGTGCTCCTGGTCTTCACCCATAAAAAATATTGCTTCATTAGGAAAAGCTATATACTCTTCATTATTAATCCACAACCCCCATGGTTTATTTTGATAAACCACTAAATCAATTGTATATGTACAAGCATTACTATCTGTATGCTTATCTAAAAGTACATCTTTGCCAGAATACTCTGCAAATAAAGAGTATGTTGGCACCAAAGTTTTGCTTTGAAATATTTCTCTCGCAAGATCAGTTAATTTATTATGAAGGCTTTCTAAGACTCCCGAACCATTTCCACCTATTAGTTTTCTGCCATACCCATCATAGTTATTATCTTTAATATTTGGATGGCTGGAAATATAATTTAGCAGCACAGAAAAATCATCTTCATTTAAGATATTTTTTCTTACTACTGGATTCATAATAACCATTATATCACAAATGACCTTTACCCGTTTACACTTCTCGAAACGTCTGTTGTCCAAAAAGAAGCTATTGTATACCTTGTCCCGCCACCTACCTGAGTAACACCATGCGTTGATTTTAGATTTGCAGAATGTATTAATAAAGAGCCTATTTTTGGTTCAACCTCATACTCATAATTAGTGTAATAAGTTTTTCCACCATCAAAGTCATCATTCAGATAAATAATTGATCCAAAGCTTCTCCAAGAGGATATGTTAGGGGTGCCGTCCTGCCATACAGAATCGGCATGTGGTTCTTGCACGGAGCCTTCTGGCCACCTTACAACATGTATTGTATCTGGCCATATATCCCTGATGTTAAAATCATTGATTATTTTATCTTTAATTTTACTAGCAATCACCATTGCTTTTTCTCTTACTGGGCTATCGGGATCTAAATGCTCGAAAAACAAAATTCTATCTTCCCAGTCTTTACCTCCAGAAGACCAATTATTTGAATTCAATGCAAAATCAATAAAATATTTACATTCTTCTTCTGACAAAAAACTTTCATAAAGCCTTATATCATTATTCATTTACCACATCCACTGAACTACCGCATATCTTGTACCACTTGTTACTGGCATTACAGTATGATTAAATACAAAGTTTGATGGAAATATTACTAGCTGATTTGCTTCTGGTTTAATAGAAACATTAAATCGAGGGAAAAGAATTTCTCCTCCTTCATAGTCATCGTTTAGATAATAACTTAAAGATATTCTTCTAACTCCTATTTTAGGATGATCGTCTATGTGATTTTTAAATTCTTGTCCGACTCCGTACCTGAGCAGCTGAGGCTCTTCTACTGACTCTATGTGTGCACCATATTGCCTTTGGTATGCATCTATGTATGGCCAGATTTCTTTATGGAATGTCTCTGCAAAATTTATAATATGAGGATTTTCTTGACTTCTCATAGGAATCATATCTGTATTTCTTTGACTATAATCTTCTCCAGAAATAGCATTGTCTATTAAAACTTGAGCAGGAAGCCACTTTGTTTCTGCTTCTATTACATGTTCAAGCAAGTTGGTTAATCTGGGATAAACATTTTTAAAAGATATTATTCCTGGTGCAAGCTCTTCAAATATTATTTCGCTATCCACATTCTTCTCCTCACGCACAACATCATTGTACCATAAATTAAAAAGCTGCCTCATATCATATCCAAGCATTTTTACAAGATCGTCATATGATCTTTCTTTTTTATCAAGACTATTTAAATAACCAATTATTTTTCTATTGGTTTCCATTTGCATTGGCTTCCAGTTTTCAGGAAAATCATTCCATATTTTATTTAATTTTGTATGCGTCATATGCTGAGGGAACATGTGGTAAGCATATTTTTTAGCTGGAACATATACATCCCAGCCATTTATAAATGCCTTAATACTATTGATTAATTCTTCGCCCCAAAATAATATCCACTCTTCTTGAGGATTTTCTATAAAATAATTAGCTTTTCCAAATATATAATGACCACATAAATACCAGCCTTTATGAAAATCAGACTTGGCATCAAAACTTATCCCTTCTGGAATAAATTCATAAAACTTTTTAAAACAATCTTCAGCATACTTATTATTAAATTCTTGTATAGTGATTATGTTGTCATCACTATTATATACCTCTTCAAGGTTTTCATTTATATACCAAGGTGTAGTAGTTGTGCTTATTAAAGCTTTATCATTATTTAAAGACTTATAGGACTCAATAATCTTTGTATCCCAGCCCTGCTTAAACCTCATGTGCGAATCCATTTGAAAAACGAATTCGTGCTCTGAGCCAATCCATTGCAAGGCTTTATTTCTGCAAATATTTATTCCAAATGTTTCTCCAGGAATGCCAATCTCAAACTTTAGATTTTTTCTTTCTTCAACTAGGCAGCTGTTGTGATCTGAATACTTATCTGAAGTCTGAATAAAACAACCAACAAATATATTATCTGGATTATCTGCCTTTGCAAATAAATCATTTATTGTTGATTGTAGTAACGGATCCCTGTATGAACATATAGAAACATATATCATATATCTACTTAATTTTTAATTCCCGCTTTATCAGAAACATCCTGAGAGTATTCTTCAAGTGAAATTTGTTTATTTAATTCTTCATGCTTATTTAAAAGTTCTGTGTACTCTGCTCTTAACATAGCTTTTTCTAGCTCAAATTGAGCTGCCATTTCACCGATGCGTTGTTGTAGAGCAGTAATAACTAATTCTGCTTTTTCCATTGTATACCTATTCTATTAGTTGGCTGCTGGTGGCACTACTGTTTGCTGTGCCTGCAAGGTAACTAGCTCAGCATTAAGCGAGGCTAGCTGATTAACATAGTCTGCAGCATTAGCTGAGAGAGAAGAAAGGTTTGCTTGGCTAGGAGAAGCCTTTGCTTTTTCCTCAAGAATTCCAAGCTGGTTATTATATTGATTATACTCAACATTTTTGATGTGTGATTCAACAATGTTGATCTTTTCATCAATTGATATTTCTGCCATTTTTCCCCCTATATTTTATAAACACTATATATATATTATACCACTGGTGGGTTATTTACTGGCTCGTCCGCCACAGCATCCCACTTTCCAATAGGGCAGGATGCCCATGGAATATTGCTCTTAACCTTCATAAAACAACCACACTTTTTACATTGCTTTGTAAACTTGATTAAGTTTTCGCAACCCATGCAAGCATCAATTCGCTCTTTACGGATTTTTTCAGTTACCTTTGGCATATTGGGATCTAAAATATCCCAAGGACGAGCTACACGCTTCTGTTCTTCTGGGAGGTTATCCCACTCTCTACCACTCAACTTCTTCTCCATTCGGTATAAAATCTTTGCCATCAAATTTAAATCCTTCATGAACCTGATCCCAAATATCTGTAACATCAACAATCTGAGGGTTACTCAAAAGGATTGATGCAAGCCTTGGGTCCCAAGCCATTTTGGATACTATCTCATCATCTATAATAAGTGCAATCCATTTCCAGTCGTCTGGAATTCCTTCTAACGTTTTAGCCATGCTTTATTCTACCATACCATTTCTTTTTATGTCAACTAAAAAGCGAAGTTAATAATTGAATATCTTGTTCCAGATGTAACTGGAAGCACTCTGTGTCTATAGTCTGCAGTTGATGGGAAAAAGATTATGCTATTTGCAACAGGTTTCCATGGGTACCCGTCCATGTAATTAAAAAATTGCATCTGGCCACCTTCATAATCACTATTAGGATAAACAACCATTGATATTTCGCAAGGATGAAATTCTGACTGATCAGTATGAAAATCAAATTTCTCAGTCTCTTCATACCTCATAAATTCCCAACCTTCTTTTTGCTTTACTCTAAAGCCATATGTTTTTGCGTAATCCATCATAGCAGGACCAAATGATTCATCTAGCACTCTAGTAATTTTATTCTTTTCACGATACAGATCTCTTGAATCGGCTGCGTTATCATGCAGGTTAATGATTGAACAGCTTTTCACATTTCTATCAACTACCCCCTCATTAATAACACCAGTAGTCCACTTTAATTGAAATTTAGATGACAACGCATATGCATCTTTAATTATTTGTTCACCATCTATTAAGTTTTTGTAAACTACTATTTTTTCTCCAATTACTTCTTTTTCCATTTTATTCCCCTTACTTAGCTACTGCTTGTGAGTTGTGAGCCATCATACCCTTAACAAAATAAATATCTCTTTCATTCATAGATATAGATGTTGTTTGAACTAGGTCCTGTATAAGCTCCTTTGATTTAACTGGCACTATATTTAGATTTTCATCCATTATGTTGTCTCCAACATTAATTGCAAGAACTTCTATAAATCTCCATACACCATCTTGTTGTACTGGAACAACGTGCTCAAATGTTACCTTAACCTCGTCATTGATAAGGTAATATGATGTAAATGCTCTATTTACAACGTTTGTAACGTATGCTGAACTCTTTGTTGTCCCATCAATATTGTTTGCAGACCAAGTATAAATGTAGTCTGCTGCTGGATCTTCAATATCTGGAACTGTAGGAACAATAGCTGCCATTACTTCGTCTCCAATATACAAGTCTTCAATATTTTGCCATGAACCGTCTGCCATTTGAATTTGAGTTCCATACACAAAACATCCGCCCGTAATCTGTGTACTTTGTGTATTTTGTGCAACAACTGGTGGCACACCAGCATTTTGTGCAACAACTGGTGCAGGTGGAGATGCCACCTGAGTATTTTGTGTTTGCTGAACTGGTGCTGGAATTGGTGGAGCACCATTGGAAACTGGTGCTGGAACCTGAGTATTTTGAACTGGTGCAGGTGGAGATGCCACCTGAGTATTTTGTGCAACAACTGGTGAAGGTGATGCCACCTGAGTATTTTGTGTTTGACCTAGGGTTCCTGAGTTATTAGGATAGGTACAATTTCCAACTACAGGATAACTGTTTAGCTGGCATGTATATCCAGAAACTGATGAAGAATATCCACTTGTGTAATAGCAACTATAATAGGGATAAGCATCTACTTCTTTAGTGCAATAATATGTTGGGCAGCTTGTTGAAGCACAAGTTGGATATGTTGCAGTTCCGTTATATGAACATGCTGTACTATACCCAGTTCCGCTTCCAGAAGCATCGTATCCTGGAGTAGTATATCCACAATTTCCCGTACCAGCACACTGAGTACTTGTTGTGCAGTACCACTGACAGGTATAACCACATTTTCCACAAGATTGTGTGCTAGTTTTAGATAATACTACGTTGTATGGATTAACATAAGCTACAATTGTATTTGTACATAAATTTGTAACTGGATAAGCATAAGTATCATACGACATAACTGTATAGTATGTTCCATTAGTATTAAAATTACCCGAAGAATCCGTACAACCCGACTCTGTTCCTGGATAATCTGTTCCATTAGAAGACAAGTCCAAATTTACAGCTGTTGAACTGGTTGATGTAGGTGCATATCCACAACCGCCATTACATAGTTGAGAAGCACTGGCAGTCGTGTAATAAGTTGACTCATTCACATAATGCTGAGTTGGAGGATAATATGTAGTATCCATATATGGGGTTTGCTGTCCATCACCACTAATAAATTGTGGAGTTGCTGTAACTACAACATTATAATATGTTGTGTAAGTTCCCGAATTATATTTCAGGTTTCCGCCTGAATCTGTAGTGACTGATCCATCAGTACAAATTGGATACTGAACAGTAGTTGTAGTGACCACTGGAGTTCCATTAACAATTGATGTTGCATCTCCTAATTGAGGGTTCTGAGTTGTTCTGCCACCACAACCATTTACAGTAGGATAGGTTGGACTTGCGTAGTTGCAAGTATAACTATTATTTGGATTAGTTTGAGATTCTATATAAAAACAGTTAAAGTTTGGATATGCTATAACTGCTGCTGTGCACTTATAATCTGCAGTATAACTTGTATCCCCGCCTCCTGGATTTGATAATGGATAAATACAAGTTGAGTTTGATGGATATGTACTTATTTGACAAGATGTAGAATAGCCCGTACCTGATCCAGACTGATCATACGATGCGTGTGTCCAGGAACAGGTTGAAGGATATCCTGGAAATGCTTGAGTTTGGGTTAAACAATAAAATGTTGCTGAAGTAGCGTTGGCTGGGATTGAGTTATTGCTTTGATAACCATTTTGGCTCGGCCCTGTCCATCCATATACTTCATATGAGTTGGTGCCAGACTGAGGTGATCCATCTATTGAACCACTAAGTTGAACATAATAACCTAATGAATTATCGTACCTATAATAACTAAAACTTGCATCAGAACCATAAGATGAAGGTGTAAGCTTAATTGACCCATTAGATTGTAAAGTTGCAGTTAAACTTGGAGTTGTTGGTCCAACAAAATTTGTTACAGCAGAAGAAGAACCTGTCTCGCCACCCGCACTTGCATAAACCACAAACTGATAATAGTTAGTTGCATCTGATTGAACAAAACTTGATGCACTAGATATTGGAAATGTTACAGTATTGCTTGATCCAGATGATGGGTTTGACATTGATTGTGACCCAGACAATCCATTTGGTGTTGTGCCTGTATACATAGATAACCAAGATATATTGTCTGTTGACCATTGAAAATCATAAGTTAATGTAACAGCAGAAGAGCTTGTCCAATGATAATTTGTTCCAACAAGAGTAATTAAATAATTAGATGTGGTTATTGAAATTGTAGCATTAGAATCAGATACCAAAGCTTTTGGCCAAAACTGAATCCATCCAGTTGCTGTTTTTACAAAAGCATTTGTTATTGCTTTCCAACCATTTGCAGATTTTACAAAGAAGCCCGTGGATTTAGTCCAAGTAGAACTATCCTTCTTTACAAAAAATCCCATTTAGAACTGTACCCACAAATCTCCTATGAAACCTGTACTGGCTCCGCCAGATACAGGTGATATACTACCATAGTATACCGCAAATCCAGTCACAATGTCGCCACCGTTAATTTGAGTATTTTCGCTTACAGTTTGATATGGGGCATATTGCATTACTCTTGTAAATGGTGAATTCGTTGGACTTATATTAGCAAGTCTATTATCACTTCCAAATACTGTTAGACCATTAATATGAAGTCCATCTTTACCAAACTTAATATACTGTTGTGCAGGTTGTGAATGTTGTTGGCCATCTGAACCTGTATAGGTTCCAACTGGCAGTGAAGCAGTAGATATAGTAATTTCTTGATTTGATAAGGTCATCCAAGATCCATAGGCTGTTGATGGGGAATAGCTTCCACTTCCAGCAGTGTTGTTTGCGGTATACATTAAAATTGTTGGTTGACTAAAGTTGTCTGTTGCTTCTCCACCTTTTTCAACAAGTATACCTATAGCTGGACCACCAGAGATCTGTATGCTTCCGCCAGTTCCAGCATTTGTTTTAGTTACTGTTATAAAAGGATCACTTGTTCCACCATTGTTAAAGTAATCCCATGCTCCAGTATATATTCCAATTCCTGATGCTGCTTGACCATATGAATCTGTAAAGCTTTTTCCTGCTGCTAAATAAGGGCTACCTGATACTGGAGCTGCCTTACCCTCTGCAACAGTTGGTGCTCCTGGAGTTGCTGCACCTGACCATGGAGTTGAGTTAGAAGGAGATATCAAGTATATATTATTGTTTCTTGTAGCAAAATATCCTGTACCTGCAGAATCACCTAAAGATATCCAGTCATTAGAAGCATCAATTTTAATTACATTCTTAGAGCCAGTTCCACCAGATGTTTGAATTAATCCGCCAGAAATATATGCTTTAGTTGCATATAAGTCTCCACCTATTGTTACTCTAAAAGAATTACTCGTTGAGTATGCTCCACCAGTTCCAGCCCAAAATACGTTCTCGGCACCAGTCGCTGATCCTGAAGTCGAAGGTATTTGAAGAGGTGAACTTGAACCTACCCACGGTGCATTTATTCCCGCTGCATAGTTTGGAACATTTGGTGCAGAAACAGATATTGTTCCAGCTGATGAATCTAAGGATATCGTTCCCGAGCTTCCAGCTGACCCTGTTCTAGAAATAGCATTTGAATTAATTGACCATCCGCCAATATTTGCAGCTGTTGTAGTAAGGCCCGAAGAAGTTATATAAGTATTTCTGTTTGTACCGTTACCACTAAAGAATAGTCCACTTGAATTTAAGATATAGCCAGAAGTAATTAAATTACCACTACCATCTAAACCTCCAGAATATAAGGAACCACCTGACGCTACATTTACATTTCCAGTAAATGATCCAGTAGTCGCATTTATGGAACCGATTAAAATTGCATTGTTAGCAACAAAATTACCAGTACTTGTTATATGTGCTCCAGTGGTTGATACAAACTGAACTAATCCACTTACCGCAACAGTTAAATTATTACTTAAAGTTAATGTTGTAGAGTTGGTTACAGTTATTTTTGTTCCCAATGGGATACCGTTTGCAAAAGCGTACATTCCATTAGATAAAGAAGATGTATCTGTAAGAGTTAAAGTATTTGTATTAAGAGTTCCTGTAGCATTTAATGTGTATGATGGAGCACCCAAATCTAGGTTACCGCCTGTTATTTGAATATTACTAGCTTTAACATTTCCTGATGGAGTTACACTAAATTTAGCATCTCCAGTAGAGTTATCGGAATGTGTTGATCCCGCCCAAATTGAATAACTTGGGTTTGAACCAGATAGGCCAACATAGCCAGTTTGATAGGTTCCATTAGACAAATCATTTTGAATATGTGTTCCAGTAATTGACCAGTCAGCAATTTGTGCATTTGAGGTTACAAATGTATATGGAGAATTTGCATCTCCTATAATTGATGTTGATGGTGCTGTATTTAATGTAGTTCCAGATCCAGTTCCCCATACAAATATTCCTGCTTCAGCACCTAAACCTGACCCATTCTCTCCTATTATTACATTTGGGAGAGAAGCTGCATCGGCTCCCAGATATATTGATCCTGATCCTTTTGCTACTGCGATTGCTTGATTAATTAAAGTTGTTGTTGCATTTGTAGGTGTTACAGTAAATACTGTAGAGCTTTTAGATCTTCCCCCATAAATATTATAAAACGCAACTACAAGCCATACTTGACTGGTATAGTTTAAAAATATATCTGCTGGTCCTGCACCATCATAAGATTTTGATTGCAAATGAACATTAGTATTTAATGGGGGTGCAGTTAATGATGTTAATGGATTTTTTAAAGTTAATGTATATGGACCAGATCCTGTTATGCCTGTAATGTAATTGTAGTCTGAACCAGCTATATATGTTGAGCCTGCTGTTGAAGATGTTATCTGATATCCAGCATAAGGCAACGTTCCTGATGGTATTTGGTATCCACCATTTTCTGCAGTTAAGTTATTTACAATAAGTTGGTTTGGAGATGATGATGACCATGGGCTAGAGACCACTGCATCCATATAGTCTGGCACATCATTGTCACCCACCCAAGTTGGATTTGTAAAAAATTGATAAATTTGCATTGTATTTGCATCTGTTGCTGAATAGTTAGCATTGACTGTATAGCCATCAACAACTGAAGCTACCGAAACTGCTGATCCATCTGGTTTTACAGAAGTTAGTGAATCTGTTCTTGAACCTATAGATACGCTAATTCCATTACTCTTTACACCAACTGCAGATACACTTTGAAGTAATATATTAAATGAAGTTGGTAATGGTTGTGAAAAATAGTTTAGAAGATCATTTGCGGATAAAGTAATTGTTCCAGTTAAAGATATTGATGTTGGTGTGTAGTAAAAAAATCCAGTCTGATTGTTAGAACTTAAAGTTGTAATAAACGAAACACCAGCATTATTTGTTGAAGTCGCAGTTCCACCAGAAGTATAAGTTGATGTAGTAGTACCTAAAACAGTAAAGCTTGTTGAAGTGGGATTAGCTCCAACTACCCCAGTTACATTGTAAGAAGATGGGGTAACTCCAGTAATTTGAACTGGATCCCCCGCATTGAATGTATTTTGTGCGGTATAAGTTATTGTTGTTCCATCTCCAGATGCAGCAGTTATTGATGCTGTAGATCCTGGAAGAGTATAGCTGATAATAATAGAGGTATTATTTGCACCACCCCAAGCTGCTGTTGCCGTTGCTTCTGTTGGAACCTTGATGTTTACTGATACTGGGCTTATTGGTTGTACGCCTACTGGACTACAAAATTGACTATATACCCCACCAATAGAAGCAAATCTTGCAATTACATATCTGTAAAGAGTGTCCGTTGTATTTATTGTTACTGGATCTAGTTTGCCAATATAAGATCTTGTCCATCCAATAGGGAACCCGCCTGAATTTAATAAAACAGTAGGTACATTATTTATGGGTGATTCAACTTCCCAAATTTCAATTCCGTCATATGCTGCACTACCAAATGGTGGTATACCTACAGTTTCTCCTGCAGCAAAAGTTCCATTTCCGTAAGTACCTGAGTCTTCCCAGAAATTGATAGTGTAACCAAGGCTTACGCCAGCTGGTATTATTTTTGGTGGGTTCAATTGCAAAACATAAACTGGCATTGCAATTGGAGGAGTCATCTTAGAAGCATAAGCAATTGATGAAGTATTATTAAGTGGATCCGCCGCTTGTATTCCCACATCGCTAAATGCTACTGTAAACACGTTAAACATAGCTTCATTCATTGCAGCAGTAACTATAACTTTTTGACTTGTAGTTCCTGGGGCGATTGGAAGGCCTGCATATGGCACAGAATTACCATAAGTATCAACTAGGTAAACTGTGAAAGATGATGCGGTAGCATTATCTGGTGCTGATGGATCCCATGTAAAATCTATTTCTAGGCTATTTGGATCAGATGTTTGCCACTGCACATTTGTGATGACTGGTGTATCTAAAATATAAACATATGGGCCACTACCGCCAGGATAATATTTTGGGGGTTGATTTCCCATAGGAGGTACATATACTGGTGGTTGTTCAGTTCCTCCACCGCCTTCAGATAAAGTAGCTGAAACTCCCGCTGCATTTAGTGAACCTGAATTACCTGCATCAATTTCTGCAATATCAGCACCACTTCGACCCCTATGGTTATTAGCATTTCCTGGCTGTAAACGTGGATCTTCAGAGTCAACAAATAAAGTATTTCTACGTGCAGTAGATGTTGATGATCTATATTGCGGTGGAGTTGGTTGAGTCAAGTTCTACACCTCTTTATCTTGGACCTATAGCTGTCCAATATACTGTAATCTGTCCACTTAATTTTTGTGAGCTTGCACTAGTAACTCTCCAGCTAAATCCCGACGTCCCTATATTACTTGTTGTTATTATTGCAGCAGTATTTGTAGTTGGATATCCTGTTGTACCACTTGCATTCTGAGTTGTTATTGTAGCAGTGATAGCTGGTGCAGAAGAAAATTGAAAAACAGACGATATGTTTGGATCTGAAAAACTTGCATCTCCATAATAAACATCGCCAGTGCTTGCATAAGATACACCGCTGGCTGGGGCAGTGACTGTTCCGCTTGAACCAATAGTAAATTTAATTTTTCCATAAACAATTGCTTGTGATCCAGGATCCCAGACGTGCGACCAAGTTGTAGATCCCCAGTCTGTAGCTGCTCCAGAGGTGCCATTAAAGCTGTTTGTAAGGGCTGTGATGCTATCGCTATGCTGGTTTACCACATTAATTAACTGTTGCCATGCAGCAATGTCAAGTATGTTCGGGTCAGAAATCTTTACATATCCCATTTTTTCTCCTTATATATATATACTAAATTATACCAGCTTTTATTGATTTGTAGGATTTACGGACTTGTTGAGCGAGTTAATAGTTAATGTAGTCTTTAGTCCTTTATTAAATGTATGCTCTACCTGATGCACTAGGTATTTAGCACTATTAATACCAGCCAAACTATAGCTAAGATTAATTATATCTCCAACTTGAATCAATGGGTTGCCAAAAACCTGAAGCTGGGTGTCTTTTGAAAACCCGTCGTTTCCTATGGCTATAACATCTATAATTCTGTTTGCAGTTTGTCTGGATTGAATCCAAGGAGAGTCAATTTGAATAACTTCTGTTTTATTTGCCTGATCAATAACTCTTTGTAATGTTTGTGCATCGGACGGAGCAACTATTTCATGCGTCCATAGATTTAATGATACTGTAAATTGATTAACACTATCAGATGCATGCGTGAGATATACCATGTGCCCCACATTATTTACTATAGCCATTCTTGCTCTAAACCCAGTATTGATTGGTGTGGAATATGATAACGAATATTCATCAACCATTTGGCTCTGATAGTATTGTTGATCTACTGGTTGAGTGCCTGGAAAATAATACCAAAGGTACTCGATTGGCAAAACATCCACGCTTGTAGCTGCAGGTGTTTGGAATTGAACATCATAATAATTTATTCCTGTAACTTCTGGATTTGTTTGCATCATATATGATTTATATTGATTAAACAACCTGTTTCCCTGAATCATTCCATTTAAAAATTCTCTATCTTGATAATAATAGCTTACGCTTCTTTCTATCAAAGGTTTTTCGCAAGCATATATTTCTCTTAAATTTGCAGATACAGCTGAATTTTGACCCGTTGGTGGATTTGGAAAAGTTCCTGGAATCATAGGTGTTATTGAAGTTACAAATCCAAAATTACCTTGTCCTTCAAATGAAACTGGATCAGAAGATATATTGACTTTCTGAACTATGCCAGTTATACTGTTAACTCCTGGTGATTTCCACTTTAATGTTGTTACGTTACCATCATCATCTATAATAGAGTTGTTACCAGTGTTATCTGGTATCTGCCATCCAGTTATGATAATATTATTTAGGTATACATCTAAAAGCTGTCCTGGCACCTCGCCATCGGTTCCGTCAGATGTAGTTAAAACTACTTTTAGCGAATACTCTTGATCAGTCCCATATGAGTATGCATAACCTTGAGGATTTGCTGTTGTTGGCTTTACTTTAGTTAAAACCTTTTCCCATCTTGACTGAACATCAAAAGCTATACCATTAGCTTCACAAACCGCCAATATTGATTCAGCTCCACTTTCAATTTTATTTACTGTTATATAATAATTATATTTTTTAGGATTAGACCAGTTTGCTGCCAAAGAAGATCCTTCATATTCTGAAGTAAAATTATTTATTTGCAAAAGATTTACAGTATACGTTGTATCGCCAGATTTAAAGAACACCCCACCCTTGGACATATCTATTCCATTTAAATCAAATTTGCATGAGTATGTATTAAATCCAGGGTTTTCTACATTGTTATTGTAAATATAAGCATCACCTGAATTTGGGGTTACTGCTATTTTAGCAACAGATGGATTATCTTCTACTGACAAACTTTGATTTACAATTGCTGTTGAGCAATTGCTTGCTGTCAAGTATTTTTCATATATATCAGATTGTAAAACTAAATGATCTGATGCAAAAGTTCCGAACATACCTCTTTGAATATTAGCTATTTTGCCAGTCGGCGTTACCGTTATGTCATAACTGTTATCACCTAATGAAGCAGTTGCTTTACCACCCGAAGTATAACTATAGGTACTAGCAAGACTACTTTTTATTGTAAATGAATTTTCTGTAACAGCAGTTATATACCCATAAACGTTAAATTGTGTTGGAACAACTTCACTTATAAATACATTCATTCCAACCTGAAAAGTATTATGTCCGCCCGTGGCAATAGTATATGTGATTGATGTGCCATTGGCAACAGCATGAGTTATATCAAAACTTGAGGGAACAAAACCAATTTGATTTTGTTTTATAAAATCATTAATAGCAGCACTTAGCTCTAGATCTGTTTTTGGATAAACTTTTTGTTGAACTGTTGGATCTGTTGTTTGTTGAAGTAGGTATTCTTTGTATAAGAATGAAACTATTTCATTTTCAATTACAGCATAACCATCATTATTTAAAAGATATGTATGAAAAATATCAAGAAGACTATTGTTATTCATTTGAAAATAATTATCTTCTTGCATCATGCTATCTGAAAGATAGTTGGATCCCACAGAGTCTGCGTCTTTTTGAGACCATACAACTTCATTAGATGTTGTATAAATAAACGATGGAGAATTTTGTACTAGTGGATTAGTAGCATTTTGCAAAGCAAGAGATTGTGTAACTTTTGGCTCTTGATAACTTACAGTAATAGAACCTGGCTTTGTCTTATTGGTTATTGAATAACCGCCTTGAATTACACTTGCATCACTAAATGTTGTTGTAACTGGGTGATATCTCATTATATTTGTTAGACTTAAGAATTTCATAACACCATACTCATCAACATAAGCACCGATTTGATGGGCTAAGAAAAGTTCAGACATTACGTCATAAAGAGTTCCAGACTGGGAGTTGCTAAAGAAATAATACATGTCCATTGGCGTATATGAATCTTGCGTAACTTTATACAAAGAGTCATAGTCATAATCTGTGTACCCAACCAAATCAAACAAATTCGTCAAGATATCAAAAATATTTTTATTGCTTGCAACATAATCTGGTGCTGGGGTAGTTTGCATATAATTAACTATGTCAAAACAAGAAACTTTTACAGTTTGAATATCTGTTTCATCCCAAGCACTAGCCCAGTATATTCCTGCTGGTATGTATGCATTAGGATAATTTTCTCCACTAAGGAAATAGTTTTGTAAGTTCCAGCCAAAATAAAACTTAATGTTTTTCTTCATCATGTCATAAAGAACAGATGATTGGTTTTGACTTGAAAAAATAGGAACTGGAGAATCATTAACAGTTAAAGGTATAGCAGACAACGTTAAGCTAGCTTGATTTGGATTTATTGAAGAAATAGGAATGTAGTTATTTTTTGAATCCAAAGCCTTTGTTATATCAAGTTCCATTACATATGGAGATATATCTATTTCAATTCTTGGGGAAACTTCTACCAAATGCATGGCAGTTAAATCTTGACTTACGTATATACTACTGTTTTCAAAATCAGTAAAATCAGATTTGGTAGTTTTAGAATTTTGGATAACTGTAATTTTACTAAAGTTAAGCAATGGAGTAATAGTTCCAGTGGAACTGAAATGTGGCATTGTAGACCATTTTGATGTTGACCAAGATGCTCCATTATAGTATAGCGTTACTACACCTTGATCTGATTCTGCTTGATTAGTTACTGAGCTTTTTACATCGCCCGTCCAAATTGATGTACCATCAATTTTTACCGTAATGTTTGGAATGGTTTGAAGAGTATTAAACTTTAGAACTATTTTATTAGCATTAACCTTGGGTTCATAAATAGCAGTAATTTGAGGTAACTGATGGTTGGAATAATTTGAAAGATTAGTTGCACTATCAGAAACAAAATACTTATAAACAGACATATCACTTGGAAACACATGTTTATACAAAGGACTTGGTGCTGTTGCAATAGTAAAACCTGGGTTTTGAATAACTGGTGTTACTGGTGAATAAAAACCACTTTTACCATTAATTATATTTGTCGTAATTTCACGATAATTTGATGGGAAAGAAAACAGGGAATTACCACTTGGCACATATGATTCTCCTGGCCTAAAAAATCCAAATGGGCTTTCGGTAGGCCAAAGTGATCCATACTGATAATCAAAAAATGTTGTTTCATAAACTTGTGGGGTAGTGTAATATATATTAATTGGGGAAGTTATATCATTGCTACCATAAGAATTGAATGATATAGAATAATTTATTTCTCCTATCCCATCAGTATAATCAGACCCACCAATATATGTGATTAACCTTACATATCCAAATGCATTTACATCTATTGTTGATGAACCATACTGAGTTGATCCGCCAGAAGCATAGGCGTTTGCTTGTATTGGCAAATCAGAATCTGTTTGGATGTAAGTAATAATTTTATAAGCTGGAGAACTATTTGCCGTACTAATAGAATAAGAAAGTATAGATTGATTAGTGCTCATCGAAAACTTTTTAGTTTCAATTCCCACATAAGAGTTTTGGTCTGAAGCCTGAGATGTATTTACTGTTATTGGGAATGTTGTTCTATCATCATTTACTCCCACTGCTGAAGGATTGCCAGTGTTATCTTCTGGTATTCCATTTCCTGCTACCGTAATATATGGTTGATTGAATAAATTTTGATTCCATTCTGCAGACACCACTGGTGTTAAAGTTACAGATGTTGCGGGGTTTGTTCCAGAGAATACGTTTGCGTATTGACTATTTAACATTATACCTCCGTAAATTCTATTGTAACATCAACATGATCATAACCAACTCCGCCCGTTATGGCATTGCCTTTCATTCTTTTTGTTATGTCATATGTAAATGTAGTCATAAAAGCTTGATAAACATTCCAAGCATTACCAGTTTGTGGATTAGTTCCTATTGGATTTTGATTTTGAGAGGAAGTATAAGTTCCTGCAGCTGGATAGTTATTTTGTTGAGGCTCTTGTTGAGCAAAAATAAATCTTACATAAACTGGATTGCTATAATTACCTTCATAAAAAGCTTTTATCCAAGCTGGGCCATTGGATGGGGCATCCACTAAATAGCTATCCAAAGTTGGAACATCTTTCCATGAAACCTTATGAGTAAATTTTCTTGCAATAACATATTTACGCATTGTTCCATTAGCCATTCTATCTGCTTGCTCAACTAAGTTATAAGTAATGCTTATTGGTTGACGATTATGATCTGTCAAAGCATACCAATTCGATCCATCTATGGATACCTGAACTCCTTGTGCTATTTGATATGCCATTTTATCTCCTTAATTTCTTCCTGCCAAAGCTTTTGATCCATTTGAATTTACCCCGCTACCCGAAACCTGAACAGAAGATTTTGTGCCTGGATGAGAACTTTGAGTTGAAGTACCAGTGACGGTTCCTGTTACTTGAATAATTGTTGTAACAGTTGCTCCCTGACCTGTTGCTACCCCAGCAGCTAAATCTTGTGAATTTACAGTTGCTAGTGCTTGAGCTTTTGCAACAGATGCAGGCATTTTGCTAAGACTTGATACACCATTAGAAATAGCATCCTTTAAATCTTGCAATCCCTGATTAATTAAATCAGCATTTGACTGCATTGTATCAACTTGATCTTGCATTTTTTGCTGAACAGATGTAGCATTAAAATCAACTCTTGCACCAGAAATTTGCTGCTTTAATGAAGCTGCTTGCAAATAATTACCACTAATCATAGCAGTTTTCATATCATTCTGCAAGCCTGTAATTTGTTGCTGATATTGTAGTTGTGCTTTATTTTCTTGAGAAATTTTTTGTTGCATAGATAATTGATCTTTTGCAATTTTTAATTGTGCATTTTGAGCATCCAAATTACCTTGAATTTGCTTTTGGGCTGCTTTTTCTGCAGTAGTTCCTGTAAATGGTGCTGGAGTTGAATCAGGAGGTGGGTTATGGCCATCATCGCCAGTTGCGGCGTTATACCCAGTTTGACCTGAATTTAATGATGCTATAGCTTCTTTTCCTTTTGGGCTATTGAAATAAGCATCCATCTTATCAGATATAGTTGAGCTAAGGGTTACACCTACTTTTTCACCTGTTTTTTTAGCTGTTGTAATCCAATCATTTAATGTTTTTTCATTAACTCCTGCAGCCAAAAGTGTTTGAATTTCCAAAGATAGGGAAGCTGAATATTGTTTGCCAGATTTTTTTATAATATCCATCGCACTAGTAAAATTATTTTTTACATCTGAAGTTCCTGCCATTGATTTTTGATACAAAGCAGTAAATGATGCTCCCGTATCATCTGTACTTGATTTTAATCCTTTAAGAGTTGCTGTAAGTTGAGCATACGACATAGTTCCATTAGTTGCAGCAGCTGCAACATCGCCCATATGATCTGCAAAAGCTTTTGCTGATTGAGAAGATGTTTCTAGAATAGCTGTATTCATGAAACCTCCGTTCAGCTGATTGTAGGAACTAGCTGCAGACGGACCGCCCTTATTCATATTAATCTTCTTATCAAAACCAGCATTACCGCCAGTTGCTGCATATACCGCCATATTTGTTCCTTGTTGAAAATCTTTTTGATTTACATACAATCCCGCAGTATTTTGTGCAATTTTGGAATAATCTACTGAATATGTAACGTTTCCATTTTTGTCTTTCTTTTCTTGATATCCAGTTGATGCAGTAATTTCTTTCATTGCTGCACCATAATCAGACATCTTTCCAGCCAATTGAAGTTGTGCTGCAACATAAGCTTTCATGTCATCTGGCGACATTTGATTTGTTGAAAGCTTATTTAAAACCGAAGTTTTAAGTGTTCCTATTGCTGAGGTATCACCATAACTTTTCAATTGCTTGTTAAGTTGTTTTTCTGGATCAGTATCTGGCAACTGATTTATAGAATTTATCATTGCATTTACTTTTGGAGCAAAAGCACCAAATGTTGTGGCAAGACCACCAATTTGTCCAGCAGCTGTAGCTGCATTATCACCCGCTGTTTGTGTTGTTGTTGCAAGAGCACTAAATCTTGGAACTGTTGCATTTGCAACTCCACCTAACATTTGCAAGTCTGCTGCTGATGAAGACTGGGTATCCATCCATGCTTGTGCTGATCGTTTAGCATTATTGCCCATAATTTGAATTGCTGTTGCCAACGCACCTACTGCTGCACCTGCTGCAGCACCTTCTGGGCCAAACATTGATCCCATTCCTACATAAGTTGACATATTACTTGCTGCTGATTGAGCAATACTTCCTTGTGGCAAATTTGAAGCAATAGCTTGACCGCCTACCATTGCAGCCATACCTAATCCGCCCCTTACAGATGCTTTCATTGATCCGTCTTCTTTTTGAACCTTCTTTAATAAAGATTCTTTTGCCTTAGCTAATTTAGATGTTGCTTCAGCATCTGCATTTGCTGCTTCTTCAGCAGTACCGCTTATTCCTGGAGCAATTTCATTAGAATAGAATCCACCATTTGCCATTCTTGGGCCAACTTGAGGTGTTAAATCAGGTGTCTGCGAAGAAGATAATGGAAGCTCCATTTGCATATCCTGAATTTCAACATTTGCAGCTTCTACAGGTGCAACAATTGCTTCAGTTAATGCAGGACCTTCGGCTGTAATTTGTGCAGCCATTTGCATGAATTTTTCTTGAACTGCCCCACCTAATGTATTAAGTGGAACGGTAATTCCAGCCAACATTGAACTACCAATTTTTTGAGAAGCTTCTTCTGTCATTGGAGCAATTGCTTTAATTTCAGGTATAAAATTTAATAGATCTTCATGCATTTGTGAGCCAACAGAAGAAATTGTTTCCGTAAATCCTTTACCAATTCCTTGTGCAATAGGCTTTCCTACTTCATTTGCCCAAACTTCTGACGGGCTATTAATTTCTTGTGTACGTTTAACTATTTCTCTTTGCTCATCAATATCATCAGAAAAATTTCCTACTCCTGCAACACCAGTATTTTTACCAACTTTTCTAAAAGCAGTAGTAGAGCTTGCACCCAAACCTATTCGCTTACCCGACTCTGCTTGAGCAGCATAGCTCCAAGCTCCGCTTTGCTTAAGCTCATTAATTTTAGCAAGGGCTACTGGGTCAGCTGTTGTTGCCCTAATTTCACTTATAGTATTATCTAAATTGTCAACAATACCCTTTAAATTGGCTGGAAGGTTTTCTCTTGCTTCTCTTTCAATTGCATCAAAATCACTTTGTCTAATTAAACCATCTGCACTTGATTGTGCGAATTGCTCAAGACCTTCTTTAATATTATTGTCATATTCTGTTAAAGCATCTTGTGATTCTTGCGATAAGTCTGTTATCTTTTTTCCAATTACCTTGAAAGAATCGTTCCACTTTTCTACACCACGACTTAAAAAGTCTGTATTAAACTCTGAAACTGGCACAGGTGCATTACCCTGCATACGGTTATTCAATGCATGAGCTTGAGAGTATCCCCAACTACCCTTAAACCCTACATTTACATTTTGTAATTCAGGAGTTTGGCTAATTAATTGTAAATCATTTTTTACTTTTGGGTCTGCAATATGCTCATCTTGCCAAGCTTGGGTAAATTTAATATCGCCACTAGAAGGTGTTATGCTAGGAGTTTCGCTAGCGTGAGCAAAATCTGGTCTATTTTGTAAAGTTCTAAAAGATTTTTGAACAAATTGTCTTGGACTTAAATTCTTTCCCATTTCATCTTTAATGTTTTGAAAAAATCCTTGTAATTCTTGAGGTATTTCTTCTATTGATATTTCAGAATTATGATATGCTCTACGCAATGCCGTTGTAAGGTCAGTTTTGTTTATATTTGGGTTTGCTTCTTGTATTGATCTTACTTGATTAGTTAACCATTGTTTCAACCAATCACTTACTGATGATCTTAAGTTTTCTGGAACTTCATCCCCAATTTGTACATTTGGTCTTCCTTTTCGATTATTGGTTGACATAAATGTTTCAACAAAACTTGTAGGATCAATATTTCCATCAGCATACCCTGGAATATGTCTTCCAGTAATGATATCTGCAATAACACCTGCATTTTTTCTTGTTTGTTCTGCAGTAAGAATTGTTTCACCATTAGAAACTCTTGCAAGAATGCTATCTGAAGTTCCCGACCCAGGGCCAGATATTATTCCGCCACCTGCAAATCCTGGTAATGCCATTTGTTCAAATATGCTTGTTTCAACTTGTGCAGTAGCTCCAACAGCAGATTTAAGATTATCAATTCCTGCTCCAACACTCATCTGATCTTTCATTAATCCAAGCTTTGCAGTTAAATCTTCAATAGCTTGTGTTAGAAGTTGAACTTGATCAACATCGCCCTTTAATCCATCTGCAAATAAATATGTTGCATTTTGTGCTGCTACTAATTCTGGAGTGAACAATTGACGCATTGTTTTTCCACCACTTATAAGGTCTTTTAAGTTAATAACACCCTTAAGTATGTTTCCAACAAAGTTAGCCATAAGACCAGTTAACATGATAATAGGTCCAGCTATTACTGTGAGTCCCGCCAAAAGCCCTAAGAAGAACTTTACTGGGCCTGGCAAGCCTTGGAATATGCTTGATATCTTATTTCCCAGTTCGAGAACCTTTGTTCCAATTTTAATAATATCTTGACCTATT